TAAAACTAAGAAGCACTTCAACAACAGCAACTCTTATTAACGCACTTTGGTAATTCAATTGTAATGATGAGTAACCAAGATAACAGCAGACTTGATATTATGGCAGACGAGTTAGAGTCTATCAAAACAGAGGTATCTGAGATGAAGGCTATGCTAAAAGATGTATATACTTTATTAGCCGGCAATCCAATAGATAAAGATTCAAGTGGACTGATTGGTAATTTTAAAGAAGTTAAGAAAGAAGTATATGAGTTAAAAGCTGAGTTGAAAAAGTACAAGGCTTACTTCTATGCGTTGGTTACATTGGTTGGATTAGGTGCATTAAAAGTTATTACTGAGTTTATAATTAGAAAATAATGGCAAAGGCAACAAACACAAGTTCTTATATTAGCAAGCCTAAAAAAAGAGGTGTAGCTGCAAAAAACAAGACAAGCAAAATCAAAACAAGTAAACTTTATAAAAAAGCGTACCGAGGTCAAGGACGATAAATAATAATACAATGGCAGTAAAAAACTTAAACCCAATAACGAGTGTAATGGATTTCAAGACTTTTGCGAAGAATCCAATTGTTGCTACGTTATTTTTGGTATTGATAGCAATATCGTACCTATACATAGACGTTAAGTCTACTTTTAAAGAACAGATAGTTTCTCAAAATACAAAGGTTGAGAAGTTAGAAGGAAAAGTTGAGGTGATGCAGATTACACTTAGAAGAACTGACTCATCATTAGCTGCGGCTACTTCTAAGCTAAGTACGTTAGAGCAATTAGGTAAAATTCAAAGCATTAAGTAATGAAGTATTTATTTTTACTTTTTCTAACAGGATGTACATTAAGTGCTCAGCAGCAAGATGCAGAGCAGCAGAAAGATGCAGAGTTTAAAAAGCTAATTGAGGATGCAAAGCAAAATCATAGCAATTTTCATCAGGTACACGCAAAGGCAAAAAAGAAAGAAGACAAATTAGTTGCTCAGGCAATTACTAAAATAGTAACTTTGAAAGCAGAAGTTAAAGACCTTAAAAGTGAGATTAGTGGGATGAAGGTTAGGGTAGATACAGTGTATATACACGATACCATTCAGATTAAAGAGAAGAAGAATTTTTGGGGTAAAACCAAAGTTGACACTACAAATAACGATTAAATGAAAAAAGTATTCGGATGGCTTGGAGGATTTTTTTCCTCAGAAAGTGGAACATCAAGTAAAAGGTTAGTAGGTATAGTAGGAGCGTTTGCTTTATTCTATACTTTATACGACAACTCAAAAACTCAGGGTGACTTTGCTCCGGCAGACTCACTTGTATGGGCAACGTTTGCACTTAGTGCTGTGGCATTAGGTCTTACAACCATTGAGGCGGTAACAGGATTAATTAAAGGATTTAAAGGAACAGACAATGAAAATAAGTGAGCACTTAGCACTATCTGAGTTAATCAGAAGCGAATCAGCAAAGCGTAATGGGATTAGTAATATGCCGACAGAAGAGCATATTGCCAACTTTAAATTATTAGCGGAGAATGTATTTGAGCCTATTCGCAATAACTTTAGATGTCCAATCCATATATCAAGTGGATACAGGTCGGCTGAACTTAACAAGATAATAGGAGGGTCATTGACTTCTCAACATTGTAAAGGTCAAGCAGTTGATATTGATATGGATGGCACTCCAAATGGTGTGACTAATAAGATGGTCTTTGACTATATCAAAGACAACTTGGAGTTCGACCAATTGATTTGGGAGTTTGGCTCTGATTCTAATCCTGATTGGGTACACGTATCTTATACCAATGGTAAAAATAGGGGTCAAATTTTAAAAGCAATCAAATCAAATGGCAAAACATCTTACCTTAATATTACTTAGTTTCTTACTATTCTCTTGTGCTTCAAGGAAGGTAATGGTTACCAAGACACAAGTAGAAACCCATATTGACAGCACAGTTGTCGAAAAGAAGGATAGCGTTTCTGTACAACAGAACGCTATTTCTGTTAAAGAGGATATTGATGAGGTTGAGATAGTACCCATTGATACAGCTAAGCCATTAGTAATTGATGGTAAGCAATACTTTAATGCGAAAGTTAGGCTCAAAAAAACACGAAGACACGTAGTGGATTCGTCCAAAGTAACTGTGTCTAAGTCTATTGAGAATAAGGTTTCGGTCAAAAAAGATATTAAGGCTAAAGGTTTTGAGAAGAAGGTCGATAAGAAAGCGAACTATTCAGTTTTTTTGTGGCTTATCCTCATCCTGTTCGTACTATGGTTAGCACGTAAGTATCTACCAAAATGATAATTTTTATTTACTATATTTGTATAAATTAAAAAATCAAATCAAATGACAAACGAAACAGTAAACTTGACAGCAGAAGAATTAGAATTTATCCAAAAAGGAACACAAGATTTCACTAAGATTAAGATTAGTCTTGGAGACCTTGAGTTAAAGAAACAAGCCCTTGTTTCTCAAGCAGAGAAAATAATGGAGGCTTTTTCTAATAACGAAAAAGTTCTTATTGAGAAATACGGTCCTAATGCTGTAATCAATACGCAAACAGGAGAAGTAAAACAAAAAGAAGATGGGAAAAATTAATTCGTATCCTAATAATGCGGCACCGCAGTTAAATGATAAACTTGTAGGCACAAGGGTTGGTAATACACCTCAAAATGCAACATATAACTTTACTCCGGCAGAGTTGTTAGCTTTATTTCAGGCAAACTTTAACGCTGCAGCTATTGTTATAGCTAACGTTCCTGTCTATGCAGATAATGCAGCAGCAGTATTAGCAGGTTTAGCTGTGGGTGAACTTTATAGAACAGGAGATGATTTGAAGATAGTACATTAAAAACTTTATAGCGGATGTCAAAGATTAGTACATACGAAGTTGTACCTGTACCTAAATTAGCCGATAAGCTAATTGGTACAAGTGTTGGAGGAGAAATAGAAGATGCAACGTATAATTTTACGTTACAAGAACTATTAGACCTTTTTATCCCATTAATGCCTGCAAATAACTTGCAAGGTATTTTGGACTTTGGCAATACCGCTACACAAGACATTAATTTATTTGGTACAATTACTACAACTTATCTTGACGTAACAGATACTGCTAATCTATACATTACCTACTTAAATGAGGAAACTCATATAGTAGGTAGTGTATTTGATTCACTTGATTTGGTTGGAACACCGGGTCAAGTTCTTACGAGCACAGGTGATGGAGTGGAGTGGTTCACGCTTCCTCCAATCTTTACTCCTAATTTACAACAAGTATTAGAAGTTGGTAATACGGCTGACATTGATATTGTTCTTGATGCAAATATTCAAGCATTAGATGTTACTTCAGAAACAGCTAATGTAACTACACAATTGACAATTCAAGGTGTAGTTATGGACTATAATGAGTCAGTTGGTACAGCAGGACAAGTTTTATCAAGTACTGCAACAACTGTTGAATGGATAAGTTTACCTGTTTATAGTGCCACATCTCCATTATTATTTAATTCTGCAACAGGTGTATTTAGTATTCAGCAAGCAACAAGTTCCCAAAACGGATACTTGAGTTCTTCTGATTGGATTACATTTGATGGCAAACAAAATGCAGGTAATTATATTACTGCATTAACAGGTGAAGCTACTGCAAGTGGTCCGGGTTCAGCAACTGTTACACTTAGTAATTCTGCTGTAATAGGTAAGGTATTAACAGGATTTAATCCAACAGCAGGAACTATTAACGCTTCTGATAGCATATTAACTGCATTTGGTAAGACTCAAAGTCAAATCAATGCATTAGTTGGTGGCGTTCAATACCAAGGGGTATGGAATGCAAGCACAAACGTACCTACTTTAGTAAGTAGCGTAGGTGTTCAAGGTCATTATTATGTTGTAAACGTAGCAGGTAATACAAACTTAAATGGCATTACTGATTGGCAGATAGGTGATTGGGCTATATTTAGTGAAAGTGTTTGGCAGAAAGTTGACAACACTGATTCAGTTACATCCGTAAATGGATTTACAGGAGCAGTAAGTCTTACGACTGACAACATTCCTGAAGGAACAACTAATCTTTATTATTTAGATAGTAGAGCAAGAGCGGCATTAAGTTTTGCTGCGGGTAGCGGAGCGTATAATAATACAACAGGTGTTATAACGATTCCTACAAATAATAATCAAATATTAAATGGAGCAGGATACATTACACTTGGTTCGCTAAGTGCGTCATCTCCATTGGTATATAATAACTTAACAGGGGCTTTCAGTATTCCTCAAGCAACAACGTTGGTAGATGGATACTTAAGTGCTATTGATTGGACAACATTCAACAACAAACAAAATTATTTAGGTGGAACCGGCTTAGTTAAATCTACTGCCGGAACCATTACATATATCACTGATAACTCAGGTAATTGGAATACAGCTTATGATAGAAGTATTGTAAGTGCTGCGGTTACAGGAACAACAACAAAGACATTAACGCTTAATGAGCAAGATGGTGGTACCATTACCGCTTCTTGGACTGATTTAGACACGGGATTAACTTCTGTTGGTGTAAGTATGCCATCAGCATTTAGTGTGGCAAATAGCCCATTGACTGCAAATGGTACGATTGCAATTACAGGTGCGGGTACAAGTCTTCAGTACATTGATGGTACAGGTGCACTTCAAACATTTCCGGGATTAACAGGATTTGTTCCTTACACAGGAGCAACAACTAATGTTGATTTAGGAGAGTTTGGCATTTCTGCAGGATACTTTCAAGCTGACTTGACACCAACAGGTGCATTACAGGTTGGACGTATGCAGTGGAACTCTACTGATGGAACAATGGATTTAAGGTTGATGGGTAACAATGTTACGCTTCAAATTGGACAAGAAACTGTTACACGAGTAGTAAACAAGTCGGGAATTGATTTACTTGAAGCAAACTATCAAGTAGTAAGAATAAGAAAGGTAGCAGAAGGCGGTGCTCAAGGTCAGCGTCTTGCTATTGTATTGGCTCAGGGTAATAATGAGAATAATAGCACAGAAGTATTAGGTCTTGTTACTGAGACTATTTTAGTAAATCAAGAAGGATTTATTACAAACTTTGGTGAGGTAAAGCAAATTAATACAACAGGTTCACTTCAAGGTGAAACTTGGGTTGATGGAGATGTAGTTTATTTATCTGCAGTTACTCCGGGTCAATTAACAAATATAAGACCTATTGCTCCTAACCACGCAGTAATTGTGGGTTATGTTACTTATGCTCACGCAAATAATGGTAAGATTTATGTATCCGTAGATACAGGATATGAGCTTGGAGAATTACATAATGTCTATGCTCCAAGTCCTGCAAACAAAGCAAGTATTTGGTGGAATAGTACTACATTAAGATATGAGAATAATACTGTTGCAGGAATTTTAGGATATACTCCTGCAGATGCCGCAACTACAATAAGCACAACTGCACCTTTACAAGGTGGTGGTGATTTAAGTGCAAATAGAACATTCTCAATTACTCAATCAGGAGCAGCAAGTGATGGATACCTTTCTTCAACAGATTGGAATACATTCAATAACAAGCAACCGGCAGGCAGTTATGTTCCAACATCAAGATTACTTTCTATCAATGGTACTCAATATGACTTGAGTGCAGATAGAAGTTGGAGTGTTGGAACGGTTACATCAGTAGCTGCTTTGACATTAGGCACAAGTGGAACTGATTTAAGTTCAAGCGTAGCTAATGGTACAACTACTCCTGTAATTACATTAAATGTACCTACAGCGAGTGCTGCTAATCGTGGTGCTTTAAGTGCTGCTGATTGGTCAACGTTTAATACTAAGGTAGGTAACGTTACAGCAAGTAGTCCATTGGCATCAAGCGGTGGTTCTACTCCAAATATTACAATTCAACAGGCAAGTGGTAGTCAGGATGGATTCTTAAGTTCAACTGATTGGACTACTTTTAATAATAAACAAGCAGCAGGCAACTATATTACTTCACTTACGGGTGAGGCTACGGCTTCAGGTCCGGGTGCAGCTTCAGTAACTTTGAACAATGCTGCAGTAACAGGAAAGGTTCTTACCGGTGTTAATATTACAGGAGGTAGCATTAGTGCTTCTGATAGCATTCTTACAGCGTTTGGTAAAGTACAAAACCAAATCAATGGTTTGATTGGTAGTACCATTTATCAAGGCACGTGGAACGCTTCTACTAACACACCTACTTTAACAAGTGGTGTTGGAGTAAGAGGTTACTATTACATTGTAAGTGTAGCCGGTAACACAAACCTTGATGGAATTACAGATTGGTTCGTAGGGGATTGGGCGATATTTGATGGCACTGCGTGGCAACAGGTAGATAATACTGACGCAGTGGTAAGTGTAAACGGATTTACAGGTGCTGTTAGTTTGACTACTGACAATATTCCTGAAGGAACCACAAACCAATATTACTTAAATAGCAGAGCACGTGCAGCATTATCATTTGCGGCAGGTAGTGGTGCTTATAATAGCACTACGGGTGTTATCACTATACCAACTAATACAAGTCAGTTAACCAATGGTGCTAACTTTATTACTTTAGGTTCATTAAGCGGAACGGCTCCTATTAGCTATAATAGTGGTACCGGTGCTATAAGCATTACTCAAGCAGGTACTGCAAGTAATGGATTCTTAAGTAGTACTGATTGGAATACATTTAATAATAAGACTTCTTGCGTAGGAACGGTAACATCCGTTGCTGCAAATGGAGGTACAGGCATAAGCATTACAGGTTCTCCAATCACAACATCAGGTACGTTCTGTATTACCAATACAGCACCTTATTCAGGTGAAGCTATTATTGTAACAGGTGCAGGATTATGTTCATCTGTAAGATGTGGTGTAACTAACACTTCATCAGGAGCATATAGTGGTTCTTTAAGTGGTTCAGCTAATGCTTCAGTGGGTTCATATTCTGCTATTGCAGGTGGTCTTTCTAATACAACACAAAATACATCATCTTTTATAGGTGGTGGTAGTAATAATTCAGCTTCAGCAAATAGGTCAGTTGTAGGAGGTGGTCAGTCAAACACAGCTTCAGGTACATACAGTTTTACAGGAGGTGGTTTAAGTAATAATGCATCAGGCACAAGGTCAGCTGTTGTAAGTGGTGAATCAAATTTATCAAGTGCAAATTATTCCTTTGTAGGAGCAGGTTATGACAACACAGCATCAAATGTTTATTCAGCAGTTGTAGGAGGCTATCAAAACTCAGCAAGCGGAACTTATTCGTTTGTTGGAGGCGGTATTTTGAATGTAGTTTCAGGACCACAATCAAATATAGGCGGAGGTTCTACTAACGCAACTTCAGGAATTCGTTCAAATATATCAGGAGGTATATCTAACATAGCTTCAGGTAACTGTGCTACAATAGGGGGAGGTAAAAGTAACACTGCATCATCTGCATATTCAACAATATCAGGAGGATTCAACAATACAGCTTCTTGTTATAGAGCAACAGTGGGAGGAGGACAAGGAAACACAGCAAGTGGTAGATATTCTTTTGTTGGTAGTGGTGCTTCTAACACAGCTTCAGGTACTTTTGCAGCTGTAGCAGGAGGATGTGGTTCAGTGGCAAGTGGTCACACATCTGTAGCAGCAGGAATTGGAAACACAGCTTCAGGAGCTTGTTCTACAATAAGTGGAGGATGGTCTAATACAGCATCAGGTGCTAAATCATTTGTAGGAGGAGGATATAGTAATACTTCTTCAATTGCAAATGGAGTTGTAAGTGGTGGTTTAGGTAATACTGTATCAGGTTATTCAGGAACTGTTAGTGGAGGTTATCAAGGATTAAATAACCAAGCCTATGGAACTTTAGGTGGTGGTAGTTTTAACTCAGTTTGTCATTCAGTTAGCGATGTATGTGCATTAGGTGCTACAATTGGGGGTGGTGTTGGTAACAACTCTACAGGAGGAACATTTACAAATGGATGGACAGTTAATCCAACAAGAATAAATGCAGGTAGATTTTCAACAATAGGTGGCGGATTTCAGAATAGAGCAACAGGTAATGGAGCAACTGTTGGTGGAGGATATTATAATGTAGCAAGTGGCTGTTTCTATCCTTTTGTTGGTGGGGGATATGGTAACATAGCTACTACAAGTGAATCAGTAGTAGCAGGTGGAGAATCAAATAGTTCAACAGGTTTAGAAGCAGCTATTCTTGGTGGTAGAGGAAGTACAGCAAGTGGTGCTTATTCTGCAATAGGAGGAGGTTATTTTAACGTATCTTCAGGAGCTTGTTCAGCTATTGGTGGAGGTAGTACTAATTTAGCATCAGGTGCTTATTCAACTGTAGGAGGTGGTTATCCAAACTGTGCAACAGGTGTTTATTCTACTGTAGGAGGAGGTTATAGTAATGAAGCAACAAATGCTCAAGCAACAGTGGCAGGGGGTTATAACAATACCGCTTGTGGAGAAAGAGCATTTGTAGGGGGAGGACATAACAATACAGCTTCTGCTTATGGCTCAACAGTTTCAGGAGGATATGGTAACATTTCTTCAAGTGCAAAAACATTTGTTGGTGCAGGTACATTTAACTGTGCAAATAATACAGAGGCTGTAGTAGCAGGTGGTTATCAAAATACCGCCTCAGGTGTTCGTTCTATAGCAGCAGGTGGTAGAGGCAATACAGCATCTAACACTTATTCAACTGTAGGTGGAGGTTACATAAATTCAGCCTCAGGTGTAAGAGGGACTATTGGTGGTGGTTATCAAAACACTGCAAGTGGATATGGTTCAGTAGTGGCAGGAGGGAGTGTTGGTGTTGCAGGCGGAACTTATTCAACAGTTGGTGGTGGTGCAAATAACAATGCTGAAGCAAGTTATTCAACAGTTTCAGGTGGTTATAATAACTGTGCATCAGTAACAGGATATATGGGTGTAGTTGGTGGTGGTTGTATTAATATAGCTTCAGGAAATAACGCAACTATATCAGGTGGTAGATGTAATAACGCTACAGGTACTCTTACAACAATTGGAGGAGGTAATCAAAATACAGCATCAGCAAATTATAGTACAATTAGTGGTGGAAATCAAAACGTAACAAGTGGAGGTACTTCAGCAGTAGTAGGAGGAGTACAAAATACAGCTTCAGGAAATTGTTCTTTTATTGGTAGTGGTCAAGGCAACAATTCAAATTCAAATGCTTCTTTTGTTGGAGGAGGACAATTAAACACAGCAAGTGCAAACCAAGCAACTGTAGTAGGTGGATATGGTAATACAGCCTCAGGCTATCGTTCATTTGTAGGTGGTGGTATTTACAATACTTCTTCAGCATATAGAACAACAGTTTCAGGTGGTGATAGTAATAGTGCCACTGCAAATTATACTACTGTAGCAGGAGGTATTGGTAACACAGCAAATGCTTTTGCTTCAGTTGTTAGCGGTGGTCAATCCAATACTGCTTCAGGATATAGAAGTGCAATTGGTGGAGGAGGTGGTAATGTCGCATCAGGTGCTCAGTCATTTTTAGGAGGTGGTGTAAACAATAAGGCATTAGGTAATTGTTCTTTTGTAGGTGGTGGTAGTGCAAGTTGTACAGTTTGCAATTATGGTTTTCTTGGTGTTGGATGTAATAACATAGCCACAGGAAACTTCCACGGCACAGTTATAAACGGTCAAGGTAATAGCGCAACTGCAAACTATAACTTTGTAGGTAATGGATTAAGTAACGTAGCCTCAGGTACACAATTTAATATAGTTGTAGCAGGTAGAAACAATACAGCTTCAGGTGATTATACTTTTATTGGAGGAGGTGCTTATAACACAGCTAACTCTTGCTTTTCATCTGTACTTGGTGGATGTAATAACTCAACTAATAGTGCTATTAATGCTCATATGATTGGTTCTTGCATATCTGCTGTAGCAAACAACTTTACATTTGTAAACAACATATGTAGTTTAGGGGGTGGTATCTCTGATGGAAGAAGAAAGAATACAATTCAAGATACAGGATTTGGCTTAGATGACATTGTTAAACTAAGACCGGTAAGCTATTGTTGGAACGGGGATAAGTCTTGCCACAAAAAGTATGGCTTTATAGCACAAGAAGTGCAACAAGCAATGGCTTGTGTGGTTGAAACCAATAGCATTTCAAGAGTGGATGAGAATGGCTTAGAGGTTCTTGATAAGAATTTAGGTAGTCCAATCTTACAATTTGAGAAAGATGCCATCTACGCTTCTTATGTAAACGCTTTTAAGGAAATAAACGATAGATTATTAAAATTAGAAAATAAATCATAATTTTACACAAAACAATATTACTATGGCAAACTTATGGAACACGCTACACATCTTTGGATTTGGCACAGTTCAAGCAATCTCTGATACTCAAAACGTACAAGCACCAATTGCTGCTTTCCAAGCAGATGTTGATGCTGTAGTTGACAATGTATGGGCAGGTAAACCTGAAGGTTACACCGGTACAAAAACATATCACGCTATCAATAACTTTAACACATTGTTTTCTGATTGGCTTCCTAATGAACCAAATGTTGATTCATTTAGAGTTCAAGCTGCTGACTTAGACCAAGCGTTGTTAGATAAATTAGCAACTGAGGTTTTAGCTTACGTGCCTCCTACAGAATAGTAGGAGTTTTTTTATTGGCAATTAAATCTAATCTAATATGAATATAATATTCCAAATTAATGGGGGTATTGGCAAAGCCATAATGTCTACGACAGTATGTAAGCAAATTAAAAAACAATACCCTGATTCGCAATTAATAGTAATGAGTGGTTATCCTGAAGTTTTTTTGGATAACCCACACGTAGATAGAGCGTTTTCATTTGGAGGCACTCAATACTTTTACCAAGACTATATTGAGAATAAAGAGTTCAAGTTTTTTGGACACGACCCTTATTTTGAAGCAGGTCATCTGTCTCAGTCAGAACATTTAGTACACACGTGGTGCAATATGTTTGGCATTGAAACGCCTGAGTCAACCAATCCCGAATTATTTATTACAGATAGAGAAAAGTCTTTTTTCTCTAAAAAGTTTGTATCAGACAAGCCTATTCTTTTATTACAAACCAATGGTGGAGCAGTGCAACAAGAATTAAAGTATTCTTGGGCAAGAGATATTCCTGCAACAGTTGTAACAAAAATTATAGAAGAATTTAAAAACGAATACAACATCATCCATATTAGGAGAGAAGACCAAGTGGCATATGATGGTACCTATACAGTTTCAGATAACTTTAGAGCATTAGCAGTCTTAATTGAACTAAGCGATAAAAGATTACTTATGGATAGTTTTGGTCAGCACGCTGCTGCTGCCATTAACAAACCAAGTACTGTATGTTGGATTGCCAACAGCCCGGTTGTCTTTGGTCATAGCTTACACGATAATATTTTAGCAAATCCTCAAACTAAAAAACCTGAGTTAAGAAATTCATTCTTACAGAAATACAATATTGCAGGTGATTTATTAGAGTTTCCTTATAACAATGAGGATGAAATATTTGACGTAGATAAGATTATAGCATCTCTTAAAAAATAATATGGAAAAAATATTCTATCAAAGTTCTTTGCCAAGAGCAGGGTCAACTTTATTACAAAATATATTAGCACAAAATCCTGACATATACGCAACGCCTACATCAGGTGTATTAGAACTTGTGTTTGCTGCAAGAGGTAATTACACAGACTCTCCTGAGTTTAAAGCACAGGACCCTGAGATAATGAAAACTGCTTTCCAAGCATTTTGCAAAGAAGGTATGACAGCTTATTACAATGCTATTACTGACAAGAAATATGTTGTAGACAAATCTCGTGGATGGGGAATCCATTACGACTTCCTCAACTTTATTCATCCTGAGCCAAAGATTATATGTATGGTAAGGGACCTTAGAGACGTATTTGCGTCTATGGAGAATAACTACAGAAAGAATCCTGATAAAGCAAATGCCATTCTTAATTGGGCACAGATGCAGGGTACAACCGTACCTAAGCGTATTGACATATGGGCACAGTCTCAACCTATTGGATTAGCTATTGAAAGACTTCAAGAGTTATATAGATTGGGTATAGACAAGCATATATTGTTTGTCAAGTTTGAAGACTTGTGTTTGTATCCTGATACTACTATGGTTAAGATATATGAATATTTGGGCATACCATACTTTAAGCACGATTGGGACAATATAGAGCAGGTAACAAAAGAAGATGATGAGGTGTATGGTAGTTTTGGAGACCACGTTATTAGAACTAAGTTAGAGCCGGTTCCATCAAAAGCAAAACAGCTTTTAGGTAAGGATGTAAACAATTGGATATGGGATAACTATCAATGGTTCTTTCAACAATTCAAATATTCAAAATGATATTAGTATTATTTGGTCAACCTCATAGTGGCAAGTCTACTTTAGCTAATAAAATTAATGTCCACAATATAGATGGAGATAAGCTAAGAGAACTATTTGCCAACAAAGATTATAGCAAAGAAGGTCGGATTAAAAACTTAAATAGGGCAAGTGATATTGCCCATTATATAAATAGCACAGGCAAGCCTGTAGTTTTATCATTGGTATATCCATACAAAGAAGCAAGGGACTATTTAAACAGTCTTACTACTGACGTAAAATGGATTTACCTTACTTACACAAAGCCAAGAGGCAGAGAGCAATTTCACGTAAGTGATTTTGAAGAGCCTGAGTTAGAAAATTTTTTACAGATTAACACGGACAACTTAACGGTAGAAGAATGCTTAAATCAAATCAAATCATATGTGGAGTAAAAAAGTACACGTTGCAAGTTCAATGCAACGTAAAAACAACCAATGGTCTTTATTTATAGGTCGTTGGCAGCCAATACACGAAGCACACAGACAAATGTTTCAACAAGTATTGGATGAGGGAGGAAGAGTTCTAATTGGTATAAGGGATGTAGAGCCGGATGAAAAGAATCCTTTTCCTGTTAGTGAAGTATTAAACACGATTAAAAACGAGTACAAAGACAATCCTAACGTATCAGTAATGGTGGTTCCGGATATATCAAGTGTGAATTTTGGAAGAGGAGTAGGCTATGATATTATTGAGCACATACCTCCAACTGAAGTGGCTGAAATATCTGCAACCAAAATAAGAAAAGATTTAGGATTATGATAGTAGAAAAGAAACGACATATAGCTAAAACTATCAGTTATAGAATAGTAAGCACCGCAATTGGATTTTTTATTATGTGGATTGTAAGCGGTTCTATAAAAGTAGGAGCAGCATTTGGCGTAGCAGAATTAGTATATAAACCTATTCAATATTATATTCACGAACGTATATGGTATAAATGGATTAAATTTGGTCTAAATAATAAAAGAAATAATAATGGACATACGCAAAATATCAATAGGACCGGATTATAAAGGAGGTGCTATGCACTACATTGTAGGGCAAAAAGTACTTAATGATACTAATGAAATACACTTAATTAAACTTGATGCAGAGAAACAATCTATTAAGATTTACATTATAAATGAGAAAGCAGAGGTAGTGCTTTGGAAAGAGTTTAACGCTACCATCCCTATCTCAATTGAATATAACATAAACATATAATGAAGTCTCCGTTCTATTTTATAGCAAAACCTGTAAATGGTAAAAGGTATGATAACACCAAGGATATTGGTGGGGTAGACTTTATTGTCAGTACTTCTGAGGAAGACCATAAGTTTTCTAACAGATTTGCAGAAGTAGTTGAACTCCCATTGGGATATAAAGGACCAATTAAGCAAGGTGATACTTTACTTGTGCACCATAACGTATTTAAGTTTTATAATGATATGCGGGGTAGGCAGAAGAGTGGCAAGTCTTTTTTTAAAGACGACCTATTCTTTATAGAGACGGAGCAGTTTTATATGTATAAGCAAGACTCCACGTGGAACGCTTATGATAGATTCTGTTTTGTTAAGCCTATCCCCACTACACAAAGTTATATCAAGAAGCCATTCTCAGAAGAGCCTCTAATGGGTGTAATGAAATATCCAAACGAGTATTTACTTGTGCGTGGCATAAAAGCAGGAGATATGGTATGCTTTTCTCCGGATAGCGAATACGAGTTTACAGTAGATGATGAGAAACTATATAGAATGTACGACCATCAAATAACAATTAAATTATGAATCTAATCACATTCGACAACATTATTAAAGACCCAAACGCTTATGTATCAGACATCCACTTTTACGGGTTCCAAGACGTGGCAGATGGTGACAACGTATTCAGGAACATTCAACCTCGAGACAAGAACGATGAGTTTGCCTTATACGTCACTAATTTATTTAGTGGTTATAAAGTAGACTTAAACTTTATTCGTAAGTCACCATTGAACCAAGAAGAACCAAATTTTGTACATACAGATGAAATGATGGGTGATATTACCTGTTTATTGTATTTAAACGAGCAGGCACCCGAGAATGACGGCACAACCATCTATGATGAGGACAAGAAGCCACTGCTTACGATGTACTCTAAGTTTAATCGTATGATTGCGTTTAACTCAGAAGCTCCACACTCGAGGAATATTTTTGATAACTTTGGAGAAGCAGAAACCGCAAGGTTGGTTCAGGTAATTTTTTTAAAGGTTAAATAATGAAAGACACTAAAGAAATAAAACTAAGGATTATTGAAGCCGGATACAAAGCGGTTAACCATCTTGTAAAGGTAGCTGAGGAAGATATTATTAATACAGAGTCAGATACAGATGTATCTGCCGATAAGATGAAGAACGCAGCAGCAGCTAAGAAGTTAGCCATCTTTGATGCGTTTGAGATATTGAGTAGAATAGAAGCGGAGAAAGAAAATCTTGAGTCCGCAGACAGAGGAATAAGTAAAACAGATACAAAACAAGGATTTGCAGAAAGAAGGTCAAAACAATAATCTATGCCGTATAGTCGATAATCACATACCGGCTGCCGTTATCTCTAACAAAAATAGGGTGAGGTCGTGGCTGTATGGGTATAACGACCAATACGATGTTATTGTAATTTCAAAGACCGGACAGATAGGACAGATAGTAGAGATAGAAGGATTAATTATTGCTCTTCCGCTTGCTCCTGAAAAGTGTCTTCAAAGACACTCCACTAAGGCTGAACAATATTGGGAACGTCAAGACCTTCCACGTGAGTTAGCCAAGATACAATCCATATTTCAATGGAACGAAAAGCCAAAAGAATTTAAAGACCGTTGGGTAGATTATATTGAGCAGGAGTTTGACTACCGTGAGCAAGGATGTTGGTTTATGAACAATGGAGTAAAGACTTACATAACCGGCTCTCATTATATGTACTTGCAATGGTCAAGTATTGACATAGGATACCCTGACTTCCGTGAAGCCAATAGAATCTATTGGATATTTTGGGAAGCCTGTCGTGCTGACCCGAGGTCATTTGGTATGATATACCTAAAAATTAGACGTTCAGGGTTCTCGTTTATGTCATCATCAGAGTGCGTGAACATAGGTACGCTCGCTCGTGACGCACGTATAGGTATCTTATCTAAGACAGGTGCGGATGCTAAGAAGATGTTCACCGATAAGGTTGTACCAATCAATAGCCGCCTACCATTCTTTTTCAAACCGATTATGGATGGTATGGACAAGCCAAAAACTGAGTTGGCGTATAGGGTTCCGGCAGCAAAGATTACTAAGAAGAATATGTATGAGACTGACGACAATGATGTCGATGGACTTGATACATCAATAGATTGGAAAAATACTGAGGACAACTCATACGATGGAGAGAAGCTATTATTTTTGGCACACGATGAGTCTGCCAAGTGGACCAAGCCTGTAAACATTAAAGAGAATTGGCGTGTAACCAAAACCTGTCTTCGCTTGGGTAGTAAGATTATCGGTAAATGTATGATGGGTTCAACGTCCAATGCATTAAGCAAAGGGGGACAGAACTATAAAGATATTTACGAGGACTCAAACGTAAAAGTACGTAACGCCAACGGGCAAACTAAAAGTGGTTTATATGCCATATTTATTCCAATGGAGTGGAATATGGAAGGATTCATTGACAGATATGGTCATCCTGTGTTTCGCAAACCTGAGGAGCCTATTATGGGTGTGGATGGTAATTGGATTAAAAACGGAGCCATTGACTATTGGGAAGCGGAGGTTGAGTCTTTAAATAGTGATGCTGACGCACTAAACGAATTTTATCGTCAGTTTCCAAGAACAGAGTCTCACGCTTTTAGAGACGAGAGCAAGCAAGCCTTATTCAATTTAACTAAACTATATCAGCAGATTGATTATAACGACTCAATGATTAAGGGGCAATACCTTACTCGTGGGGCATTTTCGTGGAAGGATGGTATTAAAGATAGCGAGGTGATATGGACTCCTGATACACGAGGTAGGTTCCTAATAAGTTGGGCACCTCCTAAGCATATGCAAAATAATGTGCACATACGCAACGGAATCAAGTATCCGGGTAATGAGCATCTTGGTTCATTTGGTTGTGACTCTTATGACATCTCTGCTGTAGTAGGTGGACGTGGTTCTAATGGTGCACTTCACGGTATGACTAAGTTTCATATGGATGACGCACCAACCAATCAATTTTTTTTAGAGTACATTGCTCGTCCACAAACGGCAGAAATATTCTTTGAAGAAGTACTAATGGCTTGTATATTCTACGGAATGCCTATCTTAGTGGAGAATAATAAACCAAGGCTTTTATACCATATTAAAAATAGAGGATACAGAGGATTTTCTATTAATAGACCGGATAAGCAGTTGGCTAAATTAACAAAGACTGAGCGTGAGTTAGGAGGTATTCCAAACTCATCAGAAGATGTTAAGCAAGCACACGCCTCCGCTATTGAATCTTATATTGAGAAGTATGTTGGATTAGACTTGGAAGCAAAGTATAGAGACCCTGAAGAAATGGGCACAATGCCATTTACAAGAACGCTTGAGGATTGGGCTAAGTTTGACATTAATGACAGAACAAGGTTCGATGCCTCCATTAGTTCGGGATTATGCATTATGGCTAATCAGAAGCATCTATACATACCGGAGAAAAAAGAATCGAAATTAATTATTAACTTCGCTAAATATAAAAACGAAGGAACAACAAGTCAATTGATTAGATGAAAAATGTAACAATCAACATAAACACCGCAGCATTCCCAAGTCAATTAGCGACTGATGCCGAGAAAGCAACAGATGCTTTTGGATTGCAAGTGGGTCAGGCTATTCAATACGAATGGTTTAGAAAAGATGGTAACAACTGTAGATACTATGGTCAATGGCAAGATTTCCGTAGATTAAGACTTTATGCAAGAGGTGAGCAACCAATTGGTAAATATAAAAATGAGTTAGCTATTGATGGTGATTTGTCTTACTTAAATCTTGATTGGACTCCGGTTCCTATTCTTCCAAAATTTATTGATATTGTTGTAAACGGAATGTCTGATAGGCTATTCAAAGTTAAAGCATATGCACAAGATGCAATGTCTCAAGCTAAAAGAAGTAAGTATCAGGATATGGTTGAAGCACAGATGGTGTCAAAAGATATTTTGATGACTATCAAAGAGAAGACAGGGGTAGACACATTTATGATGGAGCCCGATGAGCTTCCTGAAACAGACGAAGAATTATCATTATATATGCAGCTTAATTATAAGCCTGCAATTGAGATAGCTGAAGAAGAAGCTATTAATACAATATTTGATGAGAATCATTATGAAGATATTCGTAAAAGATTAAACTACGACCAAACTGTTATTGGTATTAGTGTTGCAAAGCACGAGTTCTTACAAGGAACAGGTGTTAAGATTTCATATGTAGACCCTGCAAATATGGTCTACAGCTATACAGAAGACCCATTTTTTAAAGATTGTTTTTATTGGGGAGAAATTAAGACAGTTCCTTTAACGGAACTTATGAAGATTGACCAATCATTAACCAAAGAAGACTTACAAGAAATTACTCAATATAGCCAAGCGTGGTACGATTATTACAACGTAGCACAGTTCTATCAGAACGATATGTTTTATAGAGACACTTGCACGTTGATGTATTTTAATTATAAGAGCACAAAGAAAGTTGTTTATAAAAAGAAAAGACTTGAAGGTGGTGGTTCTCGAGTAATTGAGAAAGACGAAACTTTTAACCCTCCTGCTGAAATGATGGAGGAAGGTAACTTTGAAAAGATTGAGAAAACAATTGATGTGTGGTATGAAGGTATTATGGTAATGGGTACTAATATCTTATTGCAATGGAGAATGTCTGAGAATATGGTTCGTCCTAAGTCAGCATCTCAACACGCAATACCTAACTATGTTGCTTGTGCTCCTCGTATGTACAAAGGTGCTATTGAATCATTGTGCAGAAGGATGATACCATTTGCTGATTTGATTCAAATCACGCACTTAAAACTACAACAAGTTATTGCTCGTACCGTACCCGATGGTGTATTTATTGATGCTGATGGCTTAAATGAAATTGACTTAGGAACGGGTAACGCATATAATCCTGAGGATGCATTAAGGTTATACTTCCAAACAGGTAGTGTAATTGGACGTAGCTTTACTCAAGATGGTGACTTTAACAATGCAAGAGTACCTATTACTCAGTTGACATCTAACTCAGGTGCAGCTAAAACGCAGATGTTAATCACCAATATGAACCATTACATTGATATGATTAGGTCCGTAACCGGTCTTAACGAAGCAAGAGATGGTTCTAATCCTGACCCTAACTCATTAGTTGGTCTACAGAAATTAGCTGCGTTAAATTCTAATACAGCTACAAGACATATCCTTGATGGTTCATTGTACGTGTTCCGTACATTAGCTGAGGCTTTAACATATAGAGTTGCTGACATTTTGCAGTATGCTGACTTTAAAGAAGAGTTTGCAAACCAAATTGGAAAGTACAACGTATCTATATTAAACGATATTAAAGACCTTTACATTTATGACTTTGGTATTTTCATTGAGGTTTCACCTGATGAAGAGCAGAAAGCACAGCTTGAAGCTAATATCCAAATGGCATTATCTAAGGGCGACATTAATCTTGAGGATGCAATTGACATCCGTGAGATTCGCAATCTTAAATTGGCAAACCAATTACTTAAGATGAAGCGTGTGAAGACTCAAGAACGTGAGGAGAAGATGGCTATGCAGAAACAAGCTATGATTGCTCAGCAGCAATTACAAGCTCAACAGATGGCAGCAGAGACGGCTATGCAGAAGATACAATTGGAAACTCAATCTAAAATGCAGATTAAACAAGCAGAGGTTGCCTTTGACATTCAAAAATCTGAGCAGGAAGCTATGCTTAAATCTCAGTTAATGCGTGAGGAGTTTCAGTATAATCTTCAGCTACGTGGTATGGAGGTTGGTGACTTAACTGCAAGAGAGCAGATGAAAGAGGACGCAAAAGCTAAAAGAATTAGTCAGCAAAACACCGAGCAATCTAAGTTAATTAATCAAAGAAAGAACAATCTTCCGCCAATGACTTTTGAGTCAAACGAGGATAGTTTGGATGGGTTTGACTTAGCGGAATTTGAGCCTCGTTAAAAATGTCAAAATTTTTGTATAAGTTTGTATAAATTAAATCAAATCAAATGGAATTAAAAGTTAGAGCATTAGACATAATTGAACCGAAGAGTGTTCAAGAAGTAGAACAACAGTTACTTGAAAAACACGAAGAGTCGTTAAATCAAGAAAACAATCCGGAACCGGCAGCAGCCGACCCGGAACCTGAACCTCAACCAAAAGCGGTTGAGCTAAAAGATGAAGACGTTCTTTCATATATTGGTAAGAGATATAATAAGCAGATTAACTCATTGGATGATTTAGTTTCGGAGCGTGAAAACAACGAGGCTTTACCTGAAGATGTAGCTGCTTATATGAAATACAAGAAGGAAACAGGGCGTGGTTTTGAAGATTTTGTTAAGTTAAAGAATGACTTCGAGACGATGAATCCTGACCAACTTCTTAAAGAATACCTAACTGCTACGCAGGAGGGTCTCGATAGTGATGACATCGAGGCTTTGATGGATGACTACAAATTTGACGAGGAGTTGGATGATGAGTCAACCGTTAAAAAAGCAAAAATCGCAAAAAAGAAAGTTCTTGCTGAAGCCAAGAAATATTTCAATTCTCAGAAGGAGAAATACAAGATGCCCCTTGAGTCAAGAACGGCATTTATCCCCGATGAAGAGAAAGAAGTATATCAAAGTTTTAAGCAATATACCCAAGAGGCAAAGACAATTGAAGAGGAGAACAATCGTAAACGTCAATGGTTTGACCAAAAGACGAACGAGGTTTTTGGCGGAGAGTTCAAAGGTTTTGAGTTCAATGTTAATGACAGGAAGTTCACGTTTGCTCCGGGAGACGCCAATGAGTTGAAAAAGAACCAAGCAACCCCACAAAACTTTATAAATAAGTTTTTGGATGACCAAGGTTTGATGAAAGACGCAGCAGGTTATCATAGGTCTTTGTCAATAGCAATGAATCCTGACAAGTTCGCTAAGTATTTTTACGAACAAGGTATGGCTGATGCAACTGATGATGTTACTCGTAAAATCAAGAACATCAATATGTCAGAGCGTAAAGCACCCGAAGTTGGCACGACATCAGGAGGAATGCAGGTGAAGGCGGTAAACCCTGATTCAGGTAGAAACCTGAAAATCCGCAGTATAAAAAGAGTTTAAAACAATTAAAATTTAAAAAAAATGGCAAGTGCTTTATTGAATAACCCCACCTACCAATTACAGCCAAGTGCTGAGCAGGTGGCGTTACAGACAAACTACATTACCAACTTCAACTTCTTGAATCAGTATCTTCCTGATACATACGAGAAAGAATTTGAGCGTTATGGTAATAGAACAATCGCATCTTTCTTACGTATGGTAGGAGCAGAGATGCCGTCTAACTCTGACCAAATCAAATGGGCAGAACAAGGACGTTTACACATTAAGTACACAAACTGTACTTCAGCAGCAGCAGCAGGTGCGGCAACCGCAACTTTTACTGTAGCTGACAGTGGTGTTACTTACATCGCTATCCGTGTTGGACAAACTTTGATGATTCAAAACAATACATCAGGTGTTTTCAACAAGGCTATCGTTACAGCAGTTCCTTCAGCAACTACTTTCACAGTAGCTTACTATGAGACTGCAGGTCAAGCATTCGCAGTTTCTACTCAATGTACTGTATTCATTTACGGTTCTGAGTTCAAAAAAGGTACTAACGGAATGGTTGGTTCTTTAGAATCTGAAGATGACATCTACAGCAACAACCCTATTATCATCAAAGATAAGTATGCGGTTAACGGTTCTGATATGGCTCAAATCGGTTGGGTAGAAGTAACTACAGAGAATGGTGCTACAGGATACCTTTGGTATTTAAAGAGTGAGCACGAAACTCGTTTACGTTTTGAAGATTACTTAGAGACTTCAATGATTGAAGCTGTTCCGGCTGCATCTTCTTCAGGTGCTGCTACTGCAGGTTACATTGGTTCTGAAGGTATCTTCTACGTTGTAAACAACCGTGGTAACGTTTGGGGTGGTGGTACTCCAACAACTCTTTCTGATTGGGATTCAATCGTTTCTCGTCTTGACAAGCAAGGTGCTATCGAAGAGAACGTTGTATTCGTAAATCGTGGATTGAGCTTCGATATTGACAATATGTTAGCTACATTGAACGGCTACACTTCAGGTGGTGTTGCTCAATCAGCTTCTTTCGGTCTTTTCGATAACGATGTTGATATGGCGTTGAACTTAGGTTTCACAGGTTTCCGTAGAGGTTATGACTTCTACAAGTCTGATTGGAAATACCTAAATGACCCAACAATGCGTGGTGGTTTAAATACTACTGCTGCAACTGCAACCGGTACTATCACAGGTTTGATGGTTCCTGCAGGTTCTACTTCAGTGTACGACCAAATTATGGGCAAGAACGCTAAGCGTCCTTTCTTACACGTTCGTTACCGTGCTTCTGAAGCTGAAGACCGCAGATACAAAACTTGGATTACAGGTTCTGCCGGTGGTGCTGCTACAAGCGACTTGGATGCAATGGAGGTTAACTTCCTTTCTGAGCGTTGCGTATGTACCTTGGGTGCTAACAACTTCGTATTATTCCGTTACGGATAATAAAGGAAGAAAATCTATAGGGAGGGTGTCTTCAAAGACACTCTCCTTTTTTTAAAAATCAAATTAAATCAAATACAAAATGGCAAAAGGTACTACTCCTGTAGATAAAGTCTATAGACTTAAAATAGGAAATCCGCTATCATATACGTTAGCGTCAAGAAATCACCCTCGATTCCCACTAATGTGGTTTGACGAGAAGAACAATGTTAATCGTGCTCTTAGATATTGCACGAATCAAAAGTCCCCATTTGAGGACGAGCAAGACGGAAACTTTATTATTGAGCCTATTATCTTTGAAGATGGCTTTTTAAGAGTTCCAAAGAACAACCCTGTATTACAGGAGTTTCTCCACTATCACCCATTGAACGGTAACATATTTGTTGAAGTAGATAAAGAAAAAGACGCTGCTGCTGAGGTAGAAGACTTGAACTTAGAAGTTGAGGCTCTAATTGAAGCTCGTCAGTTATCACTTGACCAAATTGAAACGTTGACAAGGGTTATGTTTGGAAAAGACCCATCTACCGTGTCTACTGCTGAATTAAGACGTGACATTTTGGTATTTGCTAAAAGAGACCCTAAAGAGTTCTTGAATATATTAAACGACCCTGAATTAAAGTTTCAGGCTAAGGTTCGTACATTCTTTGAGAACAAATTATTGATATTAAGAAACAGCGACAAAGAGGTGTGGTTTAATACCGCTACCAATAAGAAGAAGATGTTGTCTGTTCCGTTTGGAGAGGACCCATATGAGATGGTAGCCCACTACTTACAGAGCGATGATGGCATTGACTCCTTAAAGATGTTAGAAGCTGTTTTAGGATAATTGATGTTGATTATTGATTGATGATTAGAAAGAAGGGCACTTGTTGTGCCCTCTTTTTTTTTATGTATATTTGTAAAAAAAGAACTAATGATAAACTCAGTAAGAAATACGGTATTATCTGTGTTGAATAAAAACAACTACGGATATGTATCACCTTCTGATTTCAATCTGTATGCTCAAAATTCGCAGATGGAAATTTACGAGGAATATTTTAGCAGCTATAACAAGGTTATAAATGCTGAAAATGCAAGAGCAGCAGGCGTAGATTATGCCGATATGGAACAACCTATTGCAGAAGTGTTGGAGTATTTCTTACGTACAGATTATCTTTCAAAAATATCAGCTAATAAATTTTCAATGCCTACTCCTTCAACTACGGGATATTTAACCTATATGTTGTTGGATGTTAAATGCAAGCCTGTAACGCTTAAGACCGGGACAAATACTGCTGTAGTTAGTGGGCAGTTGGTTGATAGTACAGCAACATTCTTAACCAATGGTCTTTCAGCAGGAGATGTAGTTACAAATCTTACTACAGGTTTGGTATCTACCGTGGTATTGGTACTTAGTAATACAGCAATTCAATTAGATTCAAATATATTTTTGGCAGCAGGTAACGCTTATGCGATATTTTCTTCTTCAACTATTAATCAAGCAGAAAAGGTAATTAATAGTAAACTTAATTTATTGGTTAACTCTAATTTAACTAAACCAACAATAGAGTTCCCTGTTTACGCATTACAAGGCGAAGAATTGACTTTCTACCCTACAACCATAAGTAACAAGGGTCAGGTTCTTGCAACCTATTTTAGATACCCTAAGGTGCCTAAATGGACATACATTACTTTGGCTAATGGTGAGCCTGTATTTGACCAATCACAATCTGACTACCAAGACTTTGAATTACCTCCGGAAGATGAGTATAAATTAATTACAAGGATTCTTCAGTATTGTGGTATATCTATTCGTGAATCCGAAGTTGTACAATTCAATATGGCTAAGGAACAACAAGAACAAAATCCATAAAAACTTTTAAGATATGGCATATATATCACAGTATCAATATTACGAAAATGGAGGTGTTGTACCTGAAGATAAGAATTGGGGGTCGTATCAGTATGTAAGTTTACAAGATATTGTAAATAACTTCTTATTGATGTACTCAGGAAACCATTCTTTGGTTAACAACGAGGAACGTTTTAAAGTATTGTTCCACGCTAAGCGTGCTATTCAGGAGTTAAACTATGATGCATTTAAAGAAATTAAAGTATTAGAGTTGACTGTACCTGATATGTTAAGATTTATCTTACCTTCTGACTATGTCAATTGGGTAAGAGTTTCTTTGTATAAAGATGGTTGGTTAAGACCATTGACTGAAAATATTCAAACACTTTCATCTAAGGCGTACTTACAAGATAATACAGGTCGTATTTTATTTGACCAAGACGGAAACGCATTGAGTCCTCAGTATTCAAACATTGACTTTGACAGATTAACTAAGACTAAGAAGAGCATCTACTTAAATCAAGGCAATCAATTCAATGGTCAGTTGGGATGGAACTATGATGGTATGTGGTACTTTGAGGCGAACATTGGAACAGCTTATGGACTAAATACAGAGACAGCTAATTTTAATCCTACATTTAATGTGGATAGAAAAGCAGGAGTAATTAACTTTGATTCGTCTATGTCAGGATTATCTTGTATTCTTGAGTACGTTTCTGATGGTATGGAGCAGGGAGATAATTCTTTAATTACTGTAAATAAGTTGTTTGAGAAATATATTTATGCATCTATTCAATATGACATTTTAAGTTCTAAATTAGGCGTGCAAGAATACATCATTGCTCGTGCTCGTAAAGAGAAAAGTGCATTGTTGAGAAACGCAAAAATTAGAATTAGCAATATTCATCCGGGCAGACTCTTAATGAACTTAAGAGGTATGGACAAGCAAATAAAATAAAATGGCAAATATTTCAAGAAACTTTATAGCAGGTAGGATGAACAAGGTAGTAGACCAACGTTTACTGCCTGAAGGTGAGTATATAGATGCTATGAATATCAGGATGGGTTCAACAGAGAACTCAGAAGTTGGGGTAATTGAAAATACAAAGGGGAATCTTCCCCTTACTTCATTGGCTTATATTGACGGAACTCCGCTCAGTGCATCAGCAAGATGTATTGGGGCACTTCAAGATAGTGCAACTGAGACTATCTTTTGGCTTGTGCACGACCCAAATTTTTCAGAAGGTGCTACGGGCAAACTTGACTTAATTGTTTCTTTTAATGTTTCATCAAACATTTTAACCTATCACATTGTCTCTGTTGATGATGGTGGTGGCGTTAACACAACACTTAACTTTAACCCGAACTACTTAGTTACGGGTATTGATATATTAAACGATTTGTTCTTTTTTACTGATGATTATAATGCTCCGAGATGTATGAACATCAAAAGGAACTACCCTAATCCAATTGGTAATGTAGACCAAATCACAGCAGAGTCATTGCTTGTTATTAAGAAGCCACCGGTAGAATCACCGGGAGTTGAGCCAATTGTAACCAATGGTCAAGAGAACTTTTTGAACACAAGATTCATTTGCTTTGCTTACAGATACAGATACATTGACGGAGAGTATAGTGCCACTTCTCAGTGGTCTCAACCTGCGTTTGTGCCTAATCCATTTAGCTTTAGTATTGAGAGTTTCTTAAATGAGGGTATGACTAATTTCTGTAACTCAGCAATTGTTACATACAACTCAGGTAGTTCTCTTGTAGTTGGTATAGACTTATTATTTAAGAGAGCAGATGGCAATGTAATTAAGGTTATTGAGAAACTCGACAAGGCTAATTTAGGTCTTGCAGACAATACCAACTATCAATATACATTTACAAACAGCAAAATATTCACCATTCTATCTGAGGCTGAGCTATTGAGATTGTACGATAACGTACCTCGTTTTGCCAAGGCTCAGACAATTATGGGTAATAGATTAATGTATGGTAACTATGTTGAGGGATATGATTTAGTAGACCAATTTGGTGCTCCTGTTAAATTTGAGTACACTACTAATTTAGTATCTACTGCTATTGGTAATACAAATATTGACGATGGTCTTCAATCAGGAAACTATTCAATAAACGGAAGTGTAAATATTGCAAACGCTATAGTTACATTTGATTTAGCAGGACAGACATTAGTGTCAGGTTCGGCAATCAACTTAGAGATAACAATATCTCACTCTCAGTTTACCGGTCAAACTCCGTTCCCTACCGAAACAACAGACAATGTTAGATTAAACTTTGCGTTCTTTTTGTCTACTACATATACATCAGTGTATCAGTTGGCAACGAGCGTAGAGTTTCAAAATGCAGTAGGTACTGCTGCAAATATTCAAACAGTAGCCAATGCTTGTAATGGAACAACATTTACAGATGCATTTAACTGTGCGATACCAAATAACTTAGATGCATTCATTAAGAATGGAAGTGGTATTAGTGCGGTTGCACAACCTGTTGGTATTGTAACAAGTCCCGGCAGTAGTGTAATTGGACTTCAGTTCCCTGCAATGCGATACGTTAATAATTTAAGTACTCCTACTCAAACGTTTTATGAGTACTATGCAGTATCATTTGCAGAGGCTACATTCCAAGAGATTGCAAACCCACAAAGTTTGCACAGCAATCGTGACTATGAGATTGGTATTGTATATATGGATGACTTTAATAGAGCAACAACTGCTCTTGTAAGTCCTAATAACACAGAGCATATTCCTTGTGGACTCTCTGCTTTTAAGAATGCTATTCAGGTTGTAATACCGCCAACTCAATTACCTCCATCTTGGGCAACAAGATATAAGTTTGTTATTAAGCCTGACGAAGAAAACTATGAAACGATTTACGTTAGCATTTTCTTCCAAGACCCTATAACAAACAATGCATATTTCTTGCTTGAAGGTGAGAACGCACGTAAGGTAGAAGCAGGAGACAGGCTTATTGTTAAGGCTGATTCTAATGGTCCTACAAGTTCTTGTGTTTATGCAACTATACTTGAGAAGTCTTCTCAGGCATCAGGCTTCTTGGAAATACCAAGTGCATTGGACCCTGATGTAATGATACCAATACCTGCAGGTGTATATGCTAAAATTAATCCTAACAGCTTTAACATTGTTCAGGATGAATTAGCTATTATAGCTCCGGGAAAGGTGACTGAAACCTCTCCAAGAGGAGGACCTTATCCTATTCTTTACTATCCAATGAATAGATTTGATACAGCTACATCAGCTTGGGTTGATTATGATGTACCGGCAGGTAGCCGCATTGTATTAAGTATTAAACAGAGCAGAGGTGGTGTTGGTAATTCTTGTGAGGAAAGAAGAAACACTTTGGAAAAAACGCTTATTTCATCAAATGCATACGACAATATGTATGATTGGTGGATAGGTGATGATGTTGAGCAGTTTTTAAATGATGGTACAAGATATGCAGGTGGAGGACAATGTACTCCTGATAATGAATTTATTCCCGGGATTACAAATACGGCAGGAGATATATTAACTGACTTATGTATTAACTACTATAAGTTTTATAGAAATACAGCTACCAACCAATTACAATTGATGGTAACGGGAACACTTCCTTGTACAGGCGTAGGCTATCCTAATGCTCGTGCTTCAAATGTTGAAGTTAATATAACGGTATTCCGTTCAGATAAGACAATCATATTTGAGACTCTTCCATCTGATTCGTTACCTGATGTGTTTTTTGAAAATGAATTGTCACTACCTATTGTTGGGGGAAACCACTTAGGTAATATTCAAGACCAAAATATTGCAGCAGGCATCCCTGCAATTGTAGATACAAAATTCTTTAACTGCTTTGCTTTTGGAAACGGAGCCGAGAGTTATAAGATTAGAGACTCTATAGTAGGCAACTCGTTCAACTTTGGAAACAGAGTAACAAGCGTTTCTGCTCAAGATTATAAAGCGGCAGATAGATTTGCTGATATTACATACAGTGGCGTATATAGTGATGAGTCAAACGTAAATAAGTTAAATGAATTTAATTTAGGATTACTTAACTATAAAGTTTGTGAACCATCATTTGGAGAGATATTCGTAATGGATGGTCGTCAAACAGATATACTTTTATTACAAGAAGACAAGATTTCATATGTATTGGCTGATAAGAATCTTATCTCTGACTCCACAGGAGGAGGAGTTGTAGCATCTGTACCTCAGGTATTGGGAACGCAGATTGCTCGTAGCGAGAAATATGGTATTAGTTTTAACCCTGAGAGTTATGTTCAATGGGGTTATGACAGATACTTTACTGACGTAAAGCGTGGAGCTGTGATTCAATTAAGAGGAGACTCTTATGCTCAAGACCAATTGAAAGTTATCTCTGAGATGAATATGAGAACTTGGTTTAGAGATGAGTTTAACATTTCGTTTAATACACAAAAACTTGGTGGTTTTGACCCTTATATGAACGAGTACGTTCTATCAAGTAATGAGTTAGACTTACCTTACAATATTGAGTGTATAGAGTGTGGTATATCTCAAACATTTACATTAACTACATTAGCCGAAGAGACCAAGTCTTTCAACTATTGTGTTGATTTGGGTCCTACCGTTGGTCTTGCTGATGTGATTTATTCAGTTGTATCAATAAGCGAAGATGGTGAGTTCGAGATAGTAGTTGAGTATGATGGTACAACTGACACTACAGGATTTGTAACTGAAAGTGGTGTAATAACATTTGATAAGAATAACGTATCGGTAGAAACTGTTTCAATTACAATTAATTATACAGGAGATATTATTTTAAGTGTACTTGCTGATTGTTGTCAAGCGGCTCAATTAACAATCGTTCAGGTTGTATTGACTAATGACTATGACTCAGGTGATACCATTCATACGCAATATAGATATGTAGATGGAGCGTTTACCTCTCCATTACAGTCAAGTCTTGTAACGTTTGCATCAGGAACAACTACACCTCTTATATCAAGATACAACGTGACAACGGGTGCTGTAGGAACAGGAGCATTCCCTCCTACAGGTAGTACGGTTAGCTTAATTACTAATCAATTTGCTACTGACACATTCGTATTTAATCCTGCAACAGACGAGTTTAAGTACTATACATCAGATACTCTATACGGAAATAACACCTCTGATATTAATACTTTATTAGGGTTGGCTACTACAGCTACACCTAATCAAGGAGGAGGAACAAATAATTTTGCAAACTTTACGGTTCCTGCATTACAAGATTACTTGTACTTTATTTGGGATTTAAGAGAAGCCATCTCAACAACATTATGCTATTCGGACGAAAGTGCAAGTGATGCTTGTTGTGGATGTGGTGCTCCTGTGGTAGAGTCTTACAACTGCGAAAGTGGAAGTTGTGTTGACCCGGGAGATGGAAGTGGAACATACTCTACCTTAGAGGACTGTCAAGCAAACTGTTTTGCGGCATCAATATCCTTAGGTGCTCCTGAGTGTAGAGAGAACAATTGTAATGACAACGCAGCTTGTACAGTTAGATATGGTATAAACACATCAAACGCTCCGGTTGGGTCTTACATAACTGTAACTACAGGTTTCCCTTCTTCTACGGCTACTGTGACTATATCAGATTCAGACCCTGATAATGGTCAAATAACATATTTTGAGCCAAGCGGTTCAGCGACCCCTGTTTACTTTACACTTGAATTAAGAAACTCAGGAGGAACAATAATAGCTACATCAAGTACATCGTTAACCCATCAGTCATTTTGGTCTATGTTACCAATATGCGGAACATCTTAAAATAAAAAATAAATGGCAACAAGTGCATCATATTATTTAAACGCTCCTTCTCTTGGGTCTGCAACAGCAGTATTTACAAATGAAGGTTTGACTACTCTTGCGGCTGATGGATTTTATTCCAATGGAGTTATCGTGAGAGAGCAGGTTGGAGGAGTATTACTACCACAACAAAATTGTCCTACTTGTGCAACTCCTTGCGGAGAGACTATTAACGCAAGTGGCGGTCAAGGCATTTACTTGCTTGATTTAGACACCGGAAGTACAGGAGGTGATGTTGGTGCTATTATAGTTAGATTCGACCCGTATGGGGTCCCTGATGGCATAAGAGCAACACTTGGAGCAAATGTTTATAATAAACTAACTTCTCCTGTTGATGGATTACATCAAAGTAGTACTTCAGGGAACTTTACTTATGTAGGACAAACAGGTGGTGATTGTGGAATATCAGGAACCACTTACCCTGCTTTGACAGAGTTTAGCTACAATGGAACAGCTTTTGTTGCAACAGGCGACACTCAAAGTATAACCGTTAATGCGGGGGATGTATCATTGGGAGTATCTGCTCCCGGTAGTACAATGATGGTTATACCAAAATTAACAGCGTCTCCATCCATTATTAACTTTGAGGTAGTTGGTCCTTGTTCAGGTACAGCTTGGCAAATGTCAGTTGCTTGTCCTGAATTACTTACAGGATTTAGTTCAAGTGTAATGGCTGCAACAAGTACAGCAGTGTGCGAGTTGACTGAGACCGTTACTTACTATAATGCTTCATTAGCAAATACCCCGGGCACAGTTGGATTATATGATTTTGTATATGCTGATGCTTATGGTTCAACTCCATTAACAGCAGGATTCTATCTTGCCGAAGGTTCAATTACAGGAAGTAATGATTGGTTTCAAGTTAATTCAGCAGGAGTGGTTATAGCTTTAGGAGTTTGTTCAGCACCTCCTGAAGTTTCATATAATTGTGTTGAAGGGATTTGCACAGACCCGGGTGATGGAACAGGTACCTATGCAACATTAGAATTATGCGAAGCAGCTTGTGGAGCTCCAACAACTGCATCATTAGCTTGGGATTATACGATGTCTGCTATAAGTGGTACAATGGATTTATATGTAAATGGTTCAATAATTGAAAGTAGAAGTTCTACTTCAAGCGGCACTTGGAATGTTGGATTAGGAGATACTATTAATGTTGAGGTGGTTTGCAATCAATGTACAGCTTCACCAAACACATATGCAAACGCATATTGTACCGGTATTATAACTGATGCTGATTGTCAAAATAATGCAGTAGCAAGTATTTTTACGGCTGTTTATACTGTAGTAAGTGGTGATTTAGGAAATACATTAAATTTAGATGCTTTTTCAACTTGTGAAACAGCTTGTTTATAAAATAAATAACTATGGCAAATTATACATTATCGTATAGCGATATAGTTGGAGGATGGGTATCCTTCTACTCTTATTATCCTGATTGGATGATAGGAATGAACAACTATTTCTATACGTTTAAAGGAGGAGACCTTTACAGGCACAATGTAAACGCAAGTCGTAATACATTTTATAGTCCTTGGTGGGTAAAGATTGGGAATCCTTCAGGAGACTTTACTCCGGCTACACTACAGAGTGTATTTAATACCTCACCACTTGAGAATAAGTTGTTCAAGACTATCAACTTGGAGGGAGATGCTAAGTGGTCTGTACAATTAGAAACTGACTTACAGGTATCAGGTTTTATTGAAGCCAATTGGTTTGAGAAGAAAGAGGCTTCATTCTTTGCCTTTATTAGAAACAATGCAATAGGTGAACTTGCTTTAAGAAGCGTAAATGGTATAGGCAGAAGTTTTCAGGTAACAGGGGGTAATGTGGTTAAGTTTGCCGTTGGTATATCCATTGGTAACATCATCAGCATTGGCGACCTTTTATACTTTTCAGTTCCTCCATATACCACTCCTGTACTTGCAGGTAAGGTTACGGCAATTACCGTAGATTTACCTACTGCTGTAAACCAATTGACAATAGATACTACTATTCCGGGGACAACTCCGATACCTATTCAAGATGCGTTTTTCTTATACATCAAGAACTCGGTTGCAGAGTCACACGGAGTATTAGGTCATTATTGTACATTCAATATAGAGAACACGTCTACAGACAAGGTAGAATTGTTTGTAGTTCAGACAGAGGTTATGAAAAGTTTTCCTTAAATTTAATATCTTTGTAAGAATATGGAATTAATTATACGAGAACTGAACGAAACTGACTACGATAATATTCTTGTAGGATGGTGGGAACAGTGGGGTTGGACGCCTCCTCAAAGAGACTTCCTACCTAACGATGGCAAGGGTGGTATAATTATATATGATGAAGAAACTCCTGTATGTGCAGGATTTATGTACATCACTAATTCCAAAGTGGCTTGGGTAGATTGGATAATATCAAACAAGGAATACACTAATAAGCCACAAAGAAAAGACGCCATTAAGTTATTGGTGTCAGCGTTGACAGAGATTTGCAAGAAGTCGGGAAGTAAATATAGTTACGCATTAATTAAAAATGAAAGCCTTATAGGAATGTACGAAGAACTTGGATATATCAAGGGAGATTCTTATACAGCAGAAATGATAAAAGTATTATAATATGGCAGCATTTACTACAATCGCAGCAGGAATCGGGTTAGCCGCAACAGCAGGCACAACCACAATGTCATTTGTTCAAGCAGGTAAGCAGAAACAAGCACAGCGTCAAGCTGAGCGTGATGCAGCAGAAGCTATGCAAGAAGCAAGAAAAAAACTTGAAGTCAATGTTTATGACAAGCTAAGCATCCAAAAAGAACCATACGAATTGGAAAGAGAAGCATTGCTTTCTCAAGGTGCTCAAGCTATTCAAGCAGGTGTAGAGAGCGAAAGAGGTGCGGCTGCTACAGCAGGTCGTATTCAAATGGCACAACAAGAAGGACAGGCAGGAATCAGAACTGCTATGGGTCAAGACTTAATGGGTCTTGAAAGATTAAGTGCACAAGAAGAAGGTCGCCTTAGAGATATTGGTATGCAATTAGATTTGGAAGAAGTAGCAGGTGCTCAGTTAGCTGCAGCAAATGCGGCTGAGTTAGGTGCACAAGCAACTCAACAAGGATTTGAAGGTGTTACAAGTATGGCAGGTCAACTTGCAAGTATGGCTCCATTATATGAAAAGAGTGCAGGTGCTCGTCAATTAGGTCGTATTGAAGATATGGGTAAAAGACAAGGTATGACTCCTGAGCAAATACAACAACAAATTTCAGGATTGGGAACAATTGGAGGTGTTGATTATGGCAAGGTAGGTTCAATGAATAGATTCCAATACCAAGATTTTATGGGGAAACAAAGCGGAGATGCTTTAAGAAATTTAAGACAACAAGGTCTTAATATGTACGGCTTCAATCCTTTTCAACCATCGACCTATAAAAAACTTTTTTAGTAGTAAAATAAAACATTCAGTTGATGGCAACATATTATAAATACGCAGAACGAAGTGCCGATAGTCAGGTAAATTGGGCAGAGGTAGGTAAAGGCATATCTGATATGCTTAAAGAAGAGACCACTATTCGTGAGCAAAAAAAAGCCGCAATTGACCAAGCGACTCGTGAGTTTCAGAAAACATTGGAAAATGCACCGCAAGGTCAATTCCAAGATGCAAACAAGTTTACAAATGATTACGCCCATTCAATGATGGAGCAGCAGATGATTGACAATAGACTATTAAAGTCAGGTCAAATGAAGCTGCAGGACTTTACTTTTAGAAGACAAAACTATGTAGATGGAACAAATACATTGTTTGATTTACAAAAACTATATCAAGAGAATTACAAAAAGAAAATGGAGGGTATCCAAAGCGGAGAACTTCAGGCTTTAACAGGAGCTAATATGGCTTCAGTTGAAGGCTTTGCTGATTTCTCAAAATCAAAAGCAGTTATTGACCCAAGTACAGGCGTAGTTAATGTTGGTATAATGAGACCAAATGCTACAACAGGTGTATTAGAATTGACGAATGATGTGGCTCCGGTTAACGTTATTAAAGGTAAAATATTGGCTGACATCCCTGCTTGGAAAGCAGATGAAGTAATGAACAATACTGTTAAGAATTTAGGTACAAGTATGGATTTTATTTACCAAGCTGCAACTAAAACAGGAGCAGGTACGGTAACAAAACTATTAGGTATTGGAGCATTGCAAGGAGAAGCAGCCAAGCATCCTGAGTTTAAAGATTCAATTGATAAAGCCAACGCAGCAATCAATAGTACGATTGATTCATACTTTGCTAATGACTATAACATCTCTTCTGTTCTTACTCAGAACACAGGTAAGTATAGCCAAGAGTCATTTACTTATGATAAAGACGTAGCAGCAAAAGATAAGAGCAAGATTCTTTTAAAGATTAATCAAAGCTCAGGATTGCCTATTATTGACAAGAGTGGTGCTCATTATAAAGAACAAGAACAAGAAGCTCGTCAATGGGTTAGAACTCAATTGTTAGGTAAGATAGATGATAAGAGAGAGATTGACGTTACAGGAACTATCCCTTACGGTCCTCAGCCACAACAATGGCAATATCAAGCAGGTCAAGAAAAGAAAAATGAATTAGCTGCGGCAGGTGCTTGGAACCAATTATATACAGGTAAGACTGCAGCTGAGAAAAAAGCAGCAGCAGATATATTATTAGGTACTCCAAACGCTCAGGCACAAGGTTTACTTGGTGTTGATGTGAGTACTCCGGGTGTAGTTAAACTTACTTATGCAGATAGTAAGAAGAATAGAACAATATCAATGTTAGATACAGCAGGTAAGCCAATTAGCTTATTTGACTTTGCAGGTACAGGAGTTGAACTTCACGGTGTAGTAGATAGACAACAAGCTGTTAAAGCAGGTGGTGGCGGTACCGGATATGGTGCGTTGAAACCTGAAGAGTGGAGAACTATTAAATCATTGAGAGCAGGAGAAACTGCTGCTGCTCCTGTTGTAAATATAATGCCTGAATTGTTTACTGTAAAATCAGTACAATCAAGTAAATCATTACAAAGTTTATTGGGTCCTACTTTTAAAGTGAATGATATAGGTGGTCCTTTCGGTAATGACGTTGAAGTTATTGCTCCAAATGGTCAGAGGTTTACTTATAATGCAAACTTAAATAAATCAGAGGCTGCAGTAGAAAAAGCAAACCTTGAACAATTTATAAAAGTTAATGGTGCTCCTACGGGTGGTGGAGGAATCACAGGTGGTAATGTTAGGTAGAACAAAATAAAATAGTTAATTATGCCGGATTTAAGACAAGCGTTAAAAGATTTTGTAGCTACCGCTAATAGTGGGAAATATCCCGATGAGGCTACTTTAATATCTAAGTTCCCTGAATTGCAAGGATATGATGTTAACGCATTAAAAGACTTTGTAGCTACCGCTAATAGTGGGAAGTACACTAATGAAGATGAGTTGTTTTCAAAGTTCCCTGAATTTGGAATTAGTGGACAGCAACCTGTTTCTAAAAAAAAAGTCGGTACGGCATTACCTTCAGGGGTTGGTTCTTCGGTTTCGTCAAAACAACCTGAAGAACAAGATTATTTTACAGGAGCATTTGGCAGCGTATTAAGAGGACTTGACAACATCGTACCAATTGGTATCGGTGACTTTGTAGATGATATGGCTCGCAGTGTTGCTGCGGGATACAGACAAGGCACGGCTGCTCAAGAAGCAGATAAACTTTTATTACAAGGTACAAAAGCTACTCCTGAACAAATACAAAAGTTCATTAACGCCAACAAAAATGCACAGTCACTTGGTGCATCTGCAGAAATGCAAAACTATCAAAAAATTTATGAGAATGAAGGAAAAGGATTTTGGGGTGTAGTAAAAGGATTAGCAAATAACCCTTCTATTATTCCTGAGGTTCTTACAAGTTCAATCACAGCAATGGCTACTAATACCGATGCCTTGGCAGCCGGTGCGGCAGGCGTTGGAGCAGGTACTGCATACGGTGCAGGTACCGGTGCGTTAGCAGGTGGTGTTGGAGCAATCCCCGGTGCAGCAGCAGGAGCAATCGCTTCTGTTCCTTATGCATTTGGTTTAGCAAGCAGTGTGGTAGAGATGGGTTCTACATTTGGAGAGTTACTTCAAGAAGAGTTAGGTGGAAAGGAAATGACCAAGGAGAATGTGAAAGCTATTCTTGAGAATCCTGAAAAGTTAAATAGCATTAGAAATAGAGCAATTGCACGTGGTTCAATTATTGGTACAGTTGACGCCTTTACAGGCAAACTTGCATCAGGAGTTGGTGCTAAAATTGTAAGCAGGTCTGCAGCAAAGTCAGCAACAGGTGCTGTGACAAGAGGTGCAGCTACAAGAGCAATAGCAGCCGGTGCAGCAGTTGAAGGTGCCGGTGGTTCATTAGGAGAGGCAACAGCAAGAGCGGCAATTGGGCAAGAGATGGATGTGTCTGAAATTGCATTAGAAGGTATTGCAGAATTACCGGGTGGTATTCGTTCTACTATTCAAGCGAGACTTGCTAAACCATCTTACAAAGTAAATGGAGAGAAAGTTTCTGCGGAGCAAGTTGATGAGATAATCAATACAATGAGTCCTACTGACTTGGCAAAAACTAAGATTGAAATTAAGAACGACTACGAAGGTCGTGAGTTTAAAATACAAGATAAGATTGTTACCGCATCAATTAAGGAGCAAGTAAGACAAGGTAACCCTGAGCTTAACGAGCCAAGCCTTAATGCTATTACTGAGTTAGAAAAAGATTTAAAGAAGTTAGAAGGCAATACCACTCAGACAGGAAAAGATAAAGCTGCCGCTATCAGAGGGCAGATTAAAAATATTCAAGAGAATCAGCTACAAGAAGAAGCTGTGACAGAAACTATAAAATCAGAACAAGATGCCATTCAAGAACAAGCAACAGATGAAAGCGTGCTACGCACAGAACAACCCGAAATGGGATTGCAGCAAGTGGGCGAAGGAAACGTCCAACCTGAAGTCGTTACCGCAGGGACCGAAGAAACCATCACTCCTGAGGGCACGGAAGAAGTAGTGTCTTCAAAGACACAAGTAAACATTGCTCCTTATTTTAATACTAAGATTGAAACGGTAGAAGAAGCAGAGGCATTAAGACAAAATGATAATTACAAGGCATACAAGCAAAAACTTTCTGACCTTGCTACACAACTTGGCATCCCTAATGCGGTTATTGATGACGTAATTGGTGGTTACAAAAATGATGCAGGAGAAGACTTTGTTGAAATATCAAACTTAGTTACATTAGAAGGAGCTACCATTGACCAAGCTGAAGAGTTTGCTGCGTTAGCTGCAACTATTTCTCCTGAAGTTCAAGAAGCAAGTATTGCTGCTCAGTACACAGATGAAGGTACAGACACGCATAACGCCAACGAATACCAAGTACAAGTAAGTGATATTAATGGTGCAATGAAGGCTTTGAAAGAAGCAGGCATATCAAATTTTAGCGTTAATGAAAGTAAAAACACAGTTTCATTTATTGACGTATTAGACTTTGCAGATGCTGAACTTCAAGATAAAATCGGTAGATTTACAGAAATATTAGACGAAAATAATATAAGTTATGAACAATCAGAATATCGACCTGTCGAATCAAGGTATGTCGACAAGGGAAAAAGGCAAGAAGTTCTTAGAAGAATTAAAAGCAAAGGGTCCCAAGTTGGACAAAGTGGGCAAGGTATTTATCGGGAAATCGACCAAGCCATCGCAAGGGACGCAGAGTTCCAAGGCGTAAGTCCTGAAGCATACTTAGGTATTGAAGCAGAGACGGTTGCCGAAGTGGCTCCCGATGTTGTAGAAGAAGAGGCGTTTGAACCTATTACAGCATCTGACGTTAAGACTCCTGCATTTAATAGAGAAAATGCTTTATTCTACGAAGAAGATGAAAGAGAAACAGATAGTGGAAGAATGAGTACCTATTTGTCATCTGTAACCGTAGAGGCTACAAACACGGATGAAGAACCATTAGGAACCATCACTAAGATAACTGACGAGGATAAGATATTTTACTTTACAGCAGAAGATGCTGATGGTAATGAACTTAACTTGGATGGTTATGAAACATTGGGTGATGCTAAAAAAGCAATCGCTGATAGCTACAACAAAATCCAAAAGAAAGAGTTTGACAAGGCTGCTAAGAAAAAAGCAAAAGATAAAGCTAAATCTGAAGCTAAAAAAGCTAAAGCAAAAGCAAAGGCTGAGCCAACAGTTGAGGAAGTTACAGAAGATGTTGAAGGAACACTTGATGAATTGCTTGCATTAGACCCTAATAATAAGACCACAGGACAGAAAATATCTGCTGCTCTTGAGCAAGCATTAAAAGATATTGAGAAGTTTGAGAGAGAAAATCTTGGTGTAAACATTGCACTTCCTGTAATGAAGGTTATAATCAAAGCTGTAAAAGCATTGGTTGATACAGGGGTTGCATTACAGGAAGCCATAAAAAGAGTTGCTAAAGATAATAACGTAAGCAGCCGTGATGTTGTTAATGGTATCAATGCTGTTACTCAGATTGCTCCTATTCAGGAAGAATATGATGCACTTATGGTTAAGGCTGATGAGTTGATTGCTCGTCAAAAAAGAAGAGGCATTGCTGACGATAAGATTGTATCTAACTTAGATACCTTTATCAGAAATTCAGAAGTATATAAGAACGCCAATGACTTACAGAAAAAGATAATGGAGCGTGAAGCAAGGATAAAAATGGGTATCGGACCTAAGCGTGCTGTATCTATTGGTCGTGTGCTTGGTGCTTTAAAAGATATTACCAATATCACAAGAGCAGAAAAGATGCTTGTCATCAAGAGAATCAGAGACCTGTCAAGAGATGCTGCTAAAGAGTTAGCAAAAGAGATTCGTGAGATGGCAGCAGGCGGAAAGATTACAGCCGTTCAAGCTGCTAACATTGTTGCTCGATTTGGCAAAGTAAATATGCTGAACGAGGTTTCAGTGTCAAGTTTTGTTGATTATATGGCTAAGGTATTTGCTAACGCAGAATATGCCAATAAGATTGACGTTGCTAAAAGCAAGTTAAGAGCCGCTAAAAAGAATATTGTTACAAAGATTGGTATTGCAGATGGTTTAGTGGGTCCGTTACAAAGATTATTCTCAATTAACCCAACACTTATTCCTGACCAATACCTTGACCGTTATTTAGAATTGGTTGATATGTTCTCTGCAAGACAAGCTGTGCTTAATCTTGAAGAGAAGTCAGTAGTTACCAAGGATGTAAACGACATACTTAATGAGATTGACAACGAGCAATCAAAAGCTGATGAGTTAGCAGATAGGTTTAATAACTCAGAGAACAAGGTATTTAAGGATGATGAGTTAGATTACGCAGCTTCAATCAAGAAAATGCTTGATGAGAAAGAGATTGACGAGAAGGAAGCCGAGACAATGCGTAAGTATAAAGAGGACATCGCTCCTCAGGTTGAAGAAACTGAGTTAACAGAAGAGGAGGCTCAGCAAGAAAAAGACGAACTAATTGCCGTAGTTAAAGCGTCTCAGGTTGATGGCAGTGAATTGCCAAGCAAGGATGAGAGAGATTTGGCTAAGGAAATTGCTCGTCTAATAAAGACTGACGCTCTAAAAGGATTAACTAACACAGAACTAAAGAACTTACTCAAGGTAATTGACAACATCAATAACAACTACTTACCTCACTACGCACAGTTGATGGTAGAAAAGATGAATGCAATTAACAATGGTAAGACTCTAACTAATGCTATTAAGAATGCAAAGGTTGCCAAGTTCTCAGGACTTTATGCAAGAATAAAGTCTTTGATTACAAAGAAAGGAGCCATTGTTGAATTAATAAGAAGAAACCCATTGTTCAATATCGACCAATTATTTGGTGACTTCAAGACAAAGGATATATTCAATTCAGTATTAAATAAAGCAGCAGAAGGCGAGGCTAAGTTTAGTGCTGAGCTTAAAAAGATTCAAAATATATTAGAAAAAGCAGAAGAGAAAGTTGCTAAGTCGTTTAAACTTGACCCTAATAAAACATTAATGTCTAAGTTCAAGATGATGACCTATATGATTCAGCTTGAGTTTGAATCAAATAAAGGGAACAAGCAAGTTAATCCTGCGGCAGATTATTTAAGAGCAACTATCAAACATATTGATGCCGGCAAGTCTCAGTTTGGTGAGCGTGATGCAGAGATGCTACAAGATATACTTGATACATACACTGACTCTGATGGCAACATTGATAACGAGAAGTTGTACAAATCATTTAATCAAGCGGAGAAGGATGCCATTAATGATATTCGTGGTGTAAACGAATCACTTAGAGATAAAGCTGAGTACACAGCAGCTATCATTCGTGGTGATAGGATTAATCCACTCAACAACTACGTTCACTTGAACGTATTACACGAGCATCAGCCTAACGATTTAACTGCAGGTAGTGCGTTCATTACTGAGTACAACGACTCAATGAGACCATCTACAAAAGCGAAGTCATTGATAGCGAGAACCGGCAAGGTGTCTCCATTAAACTTTGATGTATTTGCAAGTGCTCAACGTGGTGCTAAGTTTGTCTTGATGGATTATAATTTGACTGAACCAATCCGTACTGCACGTAAAACAATCAATCAAGCCATTGCTAATTTAGAAGAGGAAGGTAGAATACCTAAACAAAAAAGAGACATTATCAATGCTATTAATAGTGCTTTTGAGGAGGCTATTGAGAATTTACTTACCAATTCTTACGTTAGCACTTCAATTGCTGATGATGCAATTGATTACATAAACAAACAAGGCTACCGTGCGATACTTGCAGGCACAGGAAGATTTATTTCTGAGCTTACTTCAAACATTGGCTTTGCTGTTATTTCAGACCCTAAGGCTTTCATAGAAGGTGCAAAGTATAAAGGTGTTATTATGTCTGAAAGTGCTCCATTAGTTATGGAGAATGTAAATAGTAAGCAGACCAATAGAATATTCCCTACTGATACATTATCAGGCAAGTTGATTGATACGTCAATTATAAAGCAAGCAAGTGGTATTAAAGGAGGGAAGTCTAAAAACATTGTTGCTAATAAAATTCAGCAGATTTATAATTTAACAGGTAAGAAATATGCAAACGTAGTTGAGTTAAGTGCAGATGCATTAATCTCTACCCCGGATAAAATTATTATGCGTCCAATGTGGTTTGGGTCTTTTGCTAATGAGTTCAAAAAAGTTTCAGGAAAAGATGTAGACTTTGAAAAGATTGCAGCTAATGATGAAAAGTATATGGCTGACAATAAAGAAGCCATTGAGCAAGCAAAGACTGTTGCAGATGAAAGGTCTGTAATGACAGGTGCTACTGACAACGCATTTATGGGTATCTTAAAAGGAACTACAAAACCGAATCAAAGTTTATTATTAAGAGGATTCAACAACTTTAATAACTTTATGACTCGATTCTTAATATTTGAATATGTTACTGCAAGAACAGCTATTAATGCTGCAATTGGTAATGGTTCATTGACTAAGAAGCAAGGAGGTGCTTTATTAGGTGCGGTTGCTACACGTATGATGGTATATACATTATTGACTCAGATGTTAGGTTCAGGACTTATGGAATTAGCATTTGGTGGAGAGGATGAGCCGGAAGATGAGAAGTCATTTATGCAAAAACTTGGTCAGTCACTTGCTTCAGCATTTACATCATTGACACTTGGTCGTGACTTTGGTAATGCTTCAAAGGGACTTTTAAACTACGGAGTAGAACGTGCCAATGAAAAATATCTTGACTTTTTAAGAGAGGGAGATTACGACCCTTATAAAGATGCCATTCAATATACTATTGTTCCTCCTGAAAGAAAAGGAAGACCGACAGACTTATTTGATTACGGTATTAATATGTTAGGTTCTTTTGGTCCTGCTGCTAAAACGACTGATTTAATAATTAGAAAGTTATCTGAACCTGAAAAGAAAGAAGCTGCGGCTATTGAAAGACAAAAGAAAGAACTAACCGTTCGTATTCCTCTTGAGGTATTAGGAAACTTAGGTCTTGTTCCTTTGTACAAAGACGTTCGTAAAGTTGTAATGAAGGATATGTATAAAGACCTTGAGCAAGCAGATGAGAATGCAGAAAATAAAAGACAAATCAAGTTGGAAAAGTTACAAGGATATGAGAACGAATCTGATATGAAGCGTTACGACCCTGAACTTTGGGAAGAAACATTTGGTCCTAATGCTCCTGAATACGATGCAGAGCAAGCAAAGAAGAATATCAAAAAAACAAAGGACAGCTTGGAAAGAGCAATGAAAGATGAGATGTACAACTATACTCCTAAATCTAAAAAAGGATTTGGGTCAGCAGGATTTGGAAGTGGTAAAGGTAAAAGCAAGGGAGGATTCGGGAAGTCAAAGTTTGGTCAGTAGTTAAACGTACCGAACGTACTTTAGTTCCTTCTGCTTATCATAGTAAACCATCATCTCGTTATCATTAGACGAACCATCACGGGGAGGTCGCCCTCCCCATTTAATCTCTCCGTAAAGTTTATTGGCTTTGCCATAGATGATGCCATCGTCGCACGCCCATATAAGCACCGGAGTGATTCTCTTGTCAATTAGTTTAACTAATTTTTTAGCAGCGAGTGGTAATGGGTACGCTGTCTTCATTGACCTAATTCGACCTTTAACCTCTGCGTATGCAATAAGGTTCTTGTCTTTATCAAATACTTTGTAGTCTATATCGTGTGGGTCTAACTTATTATATGAACCTCCGAAGATGCTAACGAATAATTCAATTGCTTTCTTCTCTCTGATTAAGTCCACCTCTGTTTCAAAAGTCATCGTCTTCTAATGATTTTAATATTAGTCGCAGGTCTACAACAAGATTTCTTATGTCTCGTTCTGCGGGGACGAAGTCCCTGTCCACGAGATTCTCGTAGATGCTTGCCAACAACAAGTGTTGTTCGTTTATTCTAAAAGCGATACGCTCTGCTCGAGCGTTCTCTATGTTGTTGTCCATTATTGGATTCGCATAAGCGTTTTAACAAAATTAGTTTTTTTAACGAACATATGCATCAATTTCGGGTATGATGATTAATTCGTATCGAGATATTCCATTTGGCTTTATTTCATCGTTCCATATTCTTAGCATTTTTCTTCTTTTATAAATGTCGTTAAACCTGTATTCCCTAATAACTCTTTCATCTTTAATCAGTTGCATCGTCCCGCTTATTCTGTACCAATCCTTTGCTCTTTTCATTTGATTTGATTTTTTCTTCTCTAAATACCTCAACCTTCACTCCGTGGTTTTGAAGTTCTTTTAATCTGTACTCTTGCAACTTAGATAGCTTACCATTGGTTGCCTTTACCTCAATGAATATCACGTCACTGTCTCGTGGTATGGCAAGCAAGTCCGGTATCCCATTCTTGTTAGTCATCGTGAGCTTAATAACGTAGTATCCCTGAGCCTCTAACTCTTTAATTTTTTTGGCTTGTACTTGCTGCTCTTTCATTCGTTTGTTTTAATAAGTCTTTAATAGAAAGACTAACGTTATTACACTCCTCAATAAATACAATTAGCTTCTCTAATTCCTCCTGCGTAAAGGCGAACCTATTGGCTAAGAAGAACTCGTAAGGCATACAGCTTTCGTCAAGGTCAATCTCCTCCAACTGCACTGCCAAAGTTTTCTGTGGGAGAACTATTAGCGTGAAGATGATGGTGTACTCTTGTCCTTCTTTAAGCCATTTGCTCTGTGGTATTTTGCTCGGACGATTCTTGTCGTTGATGCAGATACATTTTACCATATTTATTTTATTTCGTTGATGTCGTAATAAAAAGAATCACCATTTGAACTAACCCATCTGTCACTCTCAGCTTCTACGCATTGTAATGTGGTATCCACTTTAAACTCCTTTGGACTAATAGGGAACTCATTGGTAATGAAGTTGGAGTCCTTCCAAAATATCCTGTTGTTAGGTTGGCATAAGAGATACCCATCATCAGCCAATAGTATGTGACCGCACTTATAATCGCTCGGCTCATCTGAATATGGATTACTAAACCAATCTACTGTAAACATATAAGTTGCCCATATAAGTGATTTATCTTTCAGGATAACCTTGCATCTTTTTTCAGCTAAGTACAAGTACTCAACTACACTAACGTTTTCACTAAAACAATCCCACAATTGCTTGAAGTCTGCAGGTATATCTTTAGATGGTTCTTCGTAAAACAACTCTGAGATAGGTACTCTACTGCGAAGCATTCCGTAGTCAGTCATAATGTGAAACGTAAGTATCTTCCCGGCTATGCTTTGTATTGCAAAGGCGTAGCAGTTATCAAACGTTAAGCTGTCGCTTTCTTTTTTGGTAAGCCAACTCCTTCTTACTTTTAGTTTAAGGTTTGGGATGTTGATGTTTAATACATTTGAATCAGTCGTTGTCATAAAAATCTTTTTTAAAATGGTTAACAGTGTAGTCTTTCTTCTTTGTGACAGCCTTGTAGATGTCGTGTTCAATACCACCCTTAGAGAAAATCCAATATACTTGATTCTCGAGGCGTTCCTTTGTGGTCATCCGGTCTTTGCTCTGCCAATAACTCGTAGCACTAAAATCAATGTTGTAGTAAACTAAGTACTCAGCCTGTCTTAAACTGATTCCCTCACGTCCGCTTACAATCTGTAATGCTATGTTCTTATTGGTGTCTTCAAAGACACTTAGCTCAGAGGTTAAGTCATCACCAAATACCTGCTTGAGTGCGTTGTACTCTTCCTTGAACTTGTAGAAGATTCCAATCTTACATCCTTCAAACTGCTCTTTGATAAACTCAGCCTTGCTTAGGTCAAGTATCATACTATTGCCGCTCTCAAATTTAATCGTGCCGCTACTCAACTGATGCACCTTCATCATCAACTTAACCGGAGTGTCTGCCAAAATTATTTCTTCTTTTCCTTCTATCACCAATTCCTTCTTTAATTTTTTTATCATCGCATAAGTCGATGGCTTCATCTCTACCTCCAATATCTCTTCCTTGGTCTCAGCCATAAAACCTGCCTCCTGCTGCGTGTAGTTAATAGTATAAGGCTCCATCTCTTTGAGGATGGTATCAAGTCCACCGCTATAATCATTAACGAATAGTCCGTTAATCTTACGCTGTTTTATTTTAACGTACTTGTCGCAGAACCTATAGAAGTTTTTAAACTCTTTGAACGGGTTGTTAGGTATTGCATATACCTGATGGTACATCTGTGAGTACGACTCAGGCGTTGGTGTACCACTAAGTAGCATTACCATTGGTCTGCATTTCTTAATCACTTGTGCAACCAACTCTGCACGTCCACTCGCCTTAGGGAACGCTCCCATTCCGTGTGCCTCGTCACAAATAATTAAGTCCCATCTTTGCTCATTCATCACGGTGTGGAGGCTTTCATAGTTGATGACCTGCATATAATACGAAGGGCTAAGCATTGAGTAGTCGTCTGATATGGTGCTCAGGGCTTTCTTCTTGGTAACAAACAAAACATTCTTTGCGTGCACACGCTCAGCTATCCCGAGACTTGTTAGGGTCTTGCCGGTACGTACCTCCATTGCCAAATACAGGAACCCATACTTTGAAAGTATCTGCTGACCTTTCTCAATAATGTCAATCTGATAGTCCCTGTAATTAAATCCTTGCTTGTCCTCCATCTCGTATAAGTTTTTATAGTACTCACAACTGCTGACAATATTGTCTACAAGGTGCTTCTCAGTACTGTATTTAGGAACCTTGATTACCTCTACCTGTTTGCCTCTACCAACCTTTACTTCCTTAAACTGAGTGATTACACGTTTTAGAATCTCGCAGTATTCCCACATTGATTTGTTGCTGTATGCCGGTAGTCTTTCAATCATTTTCTTAATCGTTTACTACAAGTACCACAGAACATTGTCCTACTGTACTCTGTTATCACAGGCTGAGGACATTCGCATCCGTCAACAATACGTGTACCATCATCATTGAAGTTTAAGGCAATGTATTCCATTAGGTCTACGCAGTATTCAAACATCTCATAAGACTTGAAGTAGTCCATCATAAGTTGAATCAATTTCAGTGGTACCTCCTCATCAGGAACGTGAGCAAAAAAACTCACCTCTGACTTTGCAATCTCCTCAAACGTATTTTTCTCCGTAATTATATTAAATGAATTAATCATTCCCACGTGTATCATTTGTTCTTGTGTCATATGTCTCTGTTTAAATATTCGTTAAGCATATCTTCATCTGAATAATGAAAATATTTTTCTTCCTTTTCATTTATCTTCATCCACTTGTGGAAGTTAATCATTTGGTCTTTTTCTCTCTTTTCTGTACTATATACTTTCATAATAACGAGCCAATCTATTTTATCAAATTTCTTTGATTTTGCGTCTTCCATCATTTCAATTAATTCTTGTACTGCTGTTTTCATATTCTTTTGTTTTTTTCGTTTTCAATCCAATTTTTTGCTTTGACAAAATACTCTTCATTTATTTCTATCCCAATAAAATTGCGTCTTGTATTTATACAAGCAATCCCGGTAGAGCCTGAACCCATACAGTTATCTAAAATGGTATCATTCTCATTTGAATACGTCTTGATAAAATACTCTGCAAGTTCTACCGGCTTTTGTGTGGGGTGAAACTTTAATGGATTATCATTATTTATCACAGGTATATCCAACACAGTCCTTGGCAATCTAATTGTCGAACCGCCTTCATTACCATTTTGGAAATTTATGTGACCGTAATTCCTTAATTTTTCAGGATGCGGTATGCCCTTTGGAGAAACTTTATTCATAGGTTTATGTCCCATTGTGTATTGCGGATTATATGTTGGCGGCTTTTTATAAAAGATTAAAACATATTCGTGTGCCTTCAATGGAAGTTTCTTAGAATTTAAGTGACCCGTTGCTTTATTTTTGTGCCAAATCCAATCGTACTTGTAGTCCTTCATATTTGAACAGGCTAATATTTTATCAAAAGGATTTGCTGCGGTTAAAACTATAGCTCCGTTTTCTTTAATTATTCTGTTGTATTGCTCCCAAAGTTCCCCTAATGGTATTATTGCATCCCAATCGTTTCTCGTTGTCCCGTATGGCAAATCACAAAATATCATATCAATAGATTCATTGTCCATCTTTGACATAACCTCTAATGATTCTCCATTTATTAATTCAATCATATCTGTTTGTTTTAAAAAGGTGCTTCTTCAAGTCCCTCAGGTTTGCTCTTAATGATAATCCATCTACCTTGTTGGTCTCTGTCCTCCTGTGGCATCACTCCTTCCTTGTAAATACCGTAAGCGATAAGCCATTTATAGAACTTGGTTCTACTTACGCTCATCCTACCTCTCGGTCCGTAGTCAGGATACTCATCCACGAAGTTGGAATACAACTCGTTCTTGTAAAGTCTCGTGTCAGGTTGCAACATTACCTCTCTGTTGTGATGCGTATCTACAAGTCCACACCACTCAATAAACTCGTGGCAAGTCTCTGCTGATAGCTGACGAATCTTGAGGTTCACAAACTTACTCTTCACAAGTCCTGTTCTCAAATAATTAGTTAGACACCCAATCATATAGTTGTCGAACTCACACCAATCGTCATCGTTCCAATCGCCAAACATTAATTTTCCAAACTCATCAAGTGGCGTGAACTCTTTGGTATAATACTGATGCAACTCCAACTCCCACTTTCTTCTTGCAAACGAATTTCCCGCTCCCTTTATTGCATAGTTAGTAGTGATGGCAATCTTCGGAGACCTGCTGAATGGTATCTTGATGGCGTCCTTGTTTTTCTTTTCAAGCGTTAGACCCTCAGTAACAACCGAAAACAAACGCTCGAAGTCAAAATGCTTTCTCACGTCATCGAAGCAAAGTATCTGCGTGTCTGCTGACACCAACTGATAAGCGAAGCTACGCTCGAAAGCAAACGACTTGCCATCAATCACAACAAGTTTCTTCATCTTACTCAGTGCACTCATCAAAAGTCCTTTACCTGTTCCCCCCTCAGGGTTGTCACTAATCACCTCATCGTTCAGAATCACAGCCGGACAGAATGATAGGTTCTTATATCCGTGTAGTAGGAATCCAATGGTGCTCTCCATTGCTCTAACTCTGTGCACATCTCCACCATTGATATTGCTCACAAACTTTTTAAAGTCGCATTTCTCTGTCACGCTGCACAGGTTGAAGTTCCTGTCTATCACGTGGTCTTTCCACACGTATCCTCCCAAGTCCAAGTAGTCAAGCGTTGTCACCCCTTCTTTGCTAATCTTAATCGCACAGTTTTTGTAGTACAAGTAAGATGAGTCTTTGCTGTCAGCAATGAAGTAAATCTCAATCGTTGACAGAAGTGATAAGAACTCTTCTTTGAAGAAGCGTGTGTTATCAGCGAAGTAATTGTACACGCCAATGTCGTCCAACTCCAATAAGTGCGTAAGCACGAAGTCCTTAATCTCTTTCTCACTCGTATGGTCAATCAAGTTATTGGTAACCTTTACAAAGATGTAGTTCTTACCACCCTCAGGGCAATACTTGTAGAACCCATTGTCCTCTAAGAACTGCTTGAACTGTACGTGTACTACTTTAATGACTCCTCTATCGTTCCTGTCCCAAAAGGTTTGCATTGCATTCTCTTCCTCAACCTTGTTAAGCACCGAGTCGATAGTCTCGCTGTCCAAATTGGAATCTTGCAGTTGGATGCGAATCTCTTTTTTTGATACACCTCTCCTCAACTTTGCTTTGATGCTATTGATACGCTCCTCATCCTCGTAGTATTTAGTCCCGAAGTTTGCAGTATGTCTGTACGCTGAGTCAATTGTCGTTCCAATCTCCCTAAGTGAAAAGTCTTCCGAAGCAAATTGGTTTAGTACATATGACGCAAGACTCTTGTTAATACCAAAATCATTGAACGCCATAGCAAGCACATACGCATTCTGATTACGTTGTCCTTCGTGCATTGGATACTTTTTCTCCCACCACTTTACAAGTATCTCCACAATCTTATTCTCATCCGTGATAGGGATGGTTGCCTTGTCTCTCGTCTTACTTACCTCAGTATACTCAGGTTCCTCAATCACATCCCAAATGCTACTATTCTCATTAATCGCAATTAGAGGGTCATAGGACTCGTAACACACTCGGCTAAGGTTCTTGCTCGTCTTATCAAAATAAGGCGAATTAAAGTACTTTTCTAACGAATTAAAGTACATCGTATGGTTCTCTGCATCTGCCGGAATCTTCACCAATACTTTCAGCCCATTACCCGAAGGGGAAATGAATACTGAAAACACATACTTGTTCTTTGATAAGTTCTCTTTGTCTTGCAATAGTTCTTTCTGCTTTGTGTACCCATCGAAGTCCAAACATATCAAACCTGAATGCTCAATCAGTGACGCATCTGTTCTCTTATTAAACGTACCACTAAAACATATCGCAGGTAATTGCTTCTTTAGTTCCTGTCTCTCAGGCTTACGCTTTTCTAAGCGTATCTTCTTTACCAAATCCTTAGTAGCACCGGCTCCGTCCTTGATTCTATCGAGTATAACGTGTACATCTCGGAAGAATGGCGTGTCAGTATCTCTAATATTTTGGAATATCGTCACATTATGTATCATCTTATGTCGTTTTTATGTCGGTTTATTATAGCTAACTATCTGATTATTAGAACTAATGTCGATAATGTCAATTTTTTATTCAAATTATAATTTAAAAAAATAAGAAGAATAGAAAAACACATATAGAGAATATAGGGAAAACACATTGACATTTTCGTCACGCATTAGAGGTAAAAAAAGGGGAAGTTTTCACTCCCCCAATTTTTGTTCTCTAAATGGGTGTCAATTCTAAAATGGAAGGTCTAAATCTTCTTCATCAGGAGCATCCGGTTTAGGTGCTTTCTGTGTTGGAGTAGCAGCCTTCTCTGATTGTGGTTTCATACCACTCTGAACAGTCGGCTCATAGGTATCCAACTCAACATAATGATTGCCACTGCGTGCAGTCTTAATGTTAAGGTTTACCCATCCGCCTTTCTCGTGCTGTCTGATGAAGGCGACTGCCTCATCTACTTTCATTGATAATCTTCCGACTACAAAGTCAGGAGCTTTTTCGTTTCTCTTGAATGAGAATCCGTCTGCAAAGATTTTTTCGTCTTGTGCCATTGGTCTAAAATTTATTTGTTGCCTCAGTCTATTTATACCAACCATTAACCTCTGAGGCTAAGCTAATGATTAGTGGGAGTCAGGACAGGAGTCGAACCTGCATCATAGTATCCCTACGCTTTACCTGTATGCACTGACTTATGCATCTCTTAAGCGACCTGACTCTTTGTGTCTTTGAAGACACTTGCTTCGGGGGGAGCAAAAATAAGTTTATGGCGTGGATGAAAGGACAACGTTCACCTTATTTAGATTCCCAATATACGTTACACGCCATAATTTTTTATAACAAGTACTCGTCAATGTAATAGTTGACAATGTCATCTGATGGCGTAGAACTGAAATACTTGTTATATACCTCAATCGCTTTACCAACTTTGATTTCCCCACCTTTTACAAAGTCTTCTGTTGGTCTAAATATACCAAGAACTCCGGTGCCTTTGTCAATCACGTAGAAAACTAATGGCTTACCAAATAACTCCTGATAAATGTAGCACTGACTGTCATAGTTGTAAGACTTAGCAGTGTACTTGAACTTGTGAATGTCACTTGTAGTTTTCAGGTCAATCACCGCATTGTCTGTGACAATGTCAGCCTTACCCTTCCACATCATACCTTGAATCTCTGCAATTGCCGGAGTCTCGTACAGATTACCTGCTTTGTAAATCTCATCGTAGAATGCAATGTTCCCGTTGATGATGCTCACCAAGTTTTGAATCTCGTCCTGCTCCTTCTTCAACATACAGAACGGTAGGTTGTTTGCTTCGCAGAATGCTTTGTACTCTTTGGTTGTGCGTGTGCTCACATCTACTGCCGGCATATCCTTCGCCTTCTCAGGCTCCAAGATTAACTGATGGAAGTATCTGCCATCCATAAATGCTTTGTTGTCTTCACGTGTCTTCCCGAAGTCCTGAGGATTGTTAAGCAACACGCCTATATCTGAATTGGATAAGTATTGTTTGCCAATACCATTGTAGTACTCGTTGTCGTCACGTAGTACTGAAATTATATCTATATCTGCCATTGTTATGCGTTTATTAGGTTAGCGATTTCTTTCTTTAATGCAGGACTGATTTTGTACTTGCGTGTAATTTGTGACCCAATCTTCTCAATACCCAAAGACTTGTTAGCCGTTACGTATTTTACAACTGCATCCCAATTAGCTGTACCTTTCTTTAAGTCAGGTAACGCATCTCCAACTGCCGGGGCTGTCTTCTTAGGAGCCTCCACCTTTGTAGTTGTAGACTCTCCTTCCGGTAAATCCTCTCCTGCATAGATATAAATCCCTAATCCAAACATCGCTAAGTTCTTCACCAAGCAACGCATAATGGTTTTGTTAATGTCGAACGTAGTCGCAGCATCAACCTGCTTGTCTCCAAAGCGAGTGCTGTAACTATACGCTGTCTTCTTCATTGACTTGTTCTTGCCATCCATCACAGGCAACCACATCTCCAAGGTCTCGCCTTCAATGGTTACCGTAGTGTGGCACATAAATCCAAGTGCATCGTCATAGGTAGTTTCCCCGATTTTGTAAGTGGCGTCAGGGCACGCTCTCTTTGTTTCTGACCAAGCCCACGCCCAAGATAGGTACGTAAGATTGTCTTTCTTTTCAACGTGCTCATTGACATTGATGGCAGATAGCCTCTCGAAAACTGTCTTTTTGTTTTCCATTTGATTTGATTTGATTATTAACTGATTGATTTGATTAAATAAAAACTGCTCTCTCTACATCCTTGACAATGGATACGTAGTCCTTGTCTTCCGCTATCTTCTGCTCAACCGCAGTGATTCCGTGGATGATAGATGAGTGCTTGATTTCGTAGCCTGCCTCGTTCATATACTTTTGAATGTATGTGATTTGCATAGGTCTCTTAGCACATAAGTAATATACCAAGTGACGTGCGTCTACCAACTCTCTCTTCTTTGATTTGGAGAATATATCCTCCTTGCTAATGCTGAACAAGTCAGCCACCCTTTCTACATACTGATTAAAAACATCGTGCTTCATAACTTCAATTTGATTTGAAAACAAATATAGTGAAAATGTTCATACATCGTTCAATTATTTGTTAATTTTTTTTACATACAACCAACCCTCTGATTCGTCTAATGAGATACTTCTGAACCCTTCGTCCACCATAAATTGACCTGACTTCAATACCTGAATGATATGACCGCCAATGTACTGAACCACGTCTGTACAGTCTTCGTGCAGTTCTACTTCCGGATTCTTATCGAGGTATGCTACTCTTCCTGTGAACCTTCCCGTGTTGCTAAAATCTTCTAATGTGATGATGCTTTTCATTTGATAAAAGTTTATGGGAGCACAAGGCTCCCGTTGATTTGATTAAATTCCGTACAAATATAGTACAATTTATTTATAAAACAATAGGTCTGTATATTTCACGTAAACAAAACCATCGTGGATAATTTTGTCTGCATTGTCCCAAGACTCTTTCGTGATGATATGACCCTCAGGGAAGTTTGGATTTGCTTCCAACTCCTGAATTAATAAGGACGCTTGCTCCTGCAACATCCTTAGTCTGTCGATTAATGTTTGTTCCTTATCCATAAACCACCTCCCCCATAGTTAGATATTGAAATACTACATCTGCTGAACCGGCATCTCCTTCCTCACGCATATGTGCCTCCAACGCCCACCTCTCATTGCTATCTGATAGCAATTGAAGACGTGCCTGCATTGTTCCACGTGTAATAACCCCGATAACTTCATCCTCGTTCTCTGCATCATTGATAGCTATCTTCACATCGTGGTCTAAGATTGCCTTTAAGATTGCTGTACTAATGTATGGGTCTTCGCTCTTAGGTACTGCCTTGCGTATTGCCTTAATTGATTCCTCAGGTAAGTAGTACCAATAGTTACTGCCGCCTTCTAACGCTGTTACGAAAACATCTTCTAAGACTTCTCGCTTTACTCCTTGAATGATTTTGATTTCCATTTGATTATTGATTTAGATTTTTACGAATTTCTAATGAGTCGCACGCATCGTCAATGGCGTTCCATATTTGCTCGATGGTTGCTGTGTTTGTAAGTGCCATTTCAAGAACCTGCTGTGCCTGTTCCTGTGTACAATTGTAGTTCTCTGTAACGTCATCTGTAGTCCAAAGATTCTCAACAAAGTACCCCTTGCTTCTTAGAAACAATCGTGCTTCTACAATATCTTTTAGTTTTTTCTTTGCCTCATTTAACTGACCTCGTAGGTAGTCGATTTCAAGATTTGCGGAGGCAACCGCACTCATCTCGTAGTGATTTTTTGACATTTGATTATAATTGATTTGATTAATGATACTGATTCAACAATGGTCAATAACAAAATTGCCAACGGTATGGATACAATAAAGAACCACACCAACTCAGCAAAGAAGTACACCAACCCCTTTGTTATTTGAAAATATTTTCTCATAACTTAAAATTCTAACAACTCGAAGTCAACGAATAGTACTACTATCTTATTCCTGTACTTGTCCTGTAAAGCCTGCACATAATCATCATTGCTTAGCACAATGTCGTCTTCTCTCTCCTTGTCAACCATTGGCTTGATTACATCTCTGATTTGCTTCTCAGTAAGATTTGTCATTAGTCGGAAGTTCTCTTCCTCCCAACCACTTGTTGCGATTTCAAACACGTTTAGATTTTTCATTTACTTTTGATTTTGATTTTTTAAAATTTGTGCGACCTTACGTCTCACGATTACTTTCATTGACCTGTAAGTTACATACGCTCCGATAAAACATCCTGCCATTGCACTTACAAAACAACTCAGGACTAAGATAAAATAATTCATAGACATTTTGTTTAGATGGTTTCCGTTTCGCTCTTTCGAGCTCATCAGCCGGGACGCACATCCCGGGACGGAGGGCAGTGTCTTTGAAGACACCACCCACTACTGAGGTTAAGGTTTAAATCGCAGTACCTCATCCTCAGCAAACCAACCATCGCAACCACTACAATGGTAGTTCGCAAAGCCATCGTGTTCCAAGTCGTGAAAACAATCTACACAAATGGGCTTCTCATTTACTATATCAAAACCACAATCTTCACAATCATCCTCGAATATATCGAGCAAACTCAACTGCCTGTCAGCATACTTACTAAATACCCTCTCGCTCTCTATCTCATCCTCCTCCTCGTACCACTTCACTTTGTTAGGCAACTGAGTGTATGTCTTATGCAACTCGTGTCCCTTCTCGTTCTCTCTGATATTAAAATATATCCAACAGGTAAGTGTCTTGTCCTTCATCTGAATCTCAATCTGCTTACGTCTGTACCAATTAGGATGACCTTCCAACCTGTCAAGCTGTGCCAATATTCCACCGCTCACCTTGAACACGTCCACCTCCACATTGTGCCCTACTCCCTTCTTCTCAATCAAGTATGGCAAACCCTGAATGACAAGCGGATACTTATCTTTGGTCTCACCCTTACCCAAGTGCTTTGAGCCGGTAAGGTAATGGTTGTAATTGCTGTAACCCTTCTTCAACGTGCCATACACCGCAACTAAATTATCTTCAAGTACATTGTCCTTGCTGTACCACACGCCATCCTTCTGAATCCATAAGTCTTTGTTATACACCTGATACGTTCTGCTGTGCGTGTTAATCGTAACGAACCTGCACTCATACTGCTCCAATTCCTTCTTCCATTTATGACGTGGTATCTCTCCCAAGTTCTCTGCCAATACTCTTGAATCACTCTTCTTGAAATTGCCAAGTGCTCTGATAGTACCGTTCATCATAAGCCACTCCTGTTTGTTACTCCCGCATCTGAATGGATGCGTATTCTCCTTGTTGATAGCACCAATGGTAGCATATCTAAAATGAGCGATGAATGGTCGCTTTGTGTCCAATACTGCGTATTCGGACGATTTGTGATAGGTAACCTCGAACGTGTCGAGCCAAATAATTCCCAACCCGTGAGGATTGATTCTTGCTGAGGTCTTTGCAACCTCCTGAGGAACGTGCTTCCCTGTCTGCTTGATAATGATTACACACATACTGATTTGATTTGTGGGCAGTGTCTTTGAAGACACAGAACCCTGTTATTGAACTGATATTGAACGAAGATACGACATAAATTAGACATCTCCAAATTTATTTTCTAATAAACCTTCTTTGCCTTGAACTTTGCCCTATCTAAATGGGGTCTATCCCCAATGAATTTGTAGTACGCCTTGTCAATAGCCTCCCACTTAGTGTGGGCGACTACTGACCATACGCATACTTGTCCGTAGAATACTTTGAAATAGTGTTGACTTTCCATATTGATTTGATTTTAGAATGGTCTCTTCCCAACGATGCAGGTCTGTTTTCTGTTTGGTCTTTTGTAGTGAGCAATTTTGTACTCAACACTGCAAGAAGTTAGGAACGATACGATTAAGATTACTGATAAGATTTTCATTTTACTTTCTTTTTGATACGTGATAGATTCTGATTCCGTCCTCAATTTTCATATCAATGGGATACACGTCCACTAATACATTGAGGTAGTACTTGTACTCTTCCAACTTGTCTGCCGGCAGGTAAAGTAGTCTGTCGATTACGTCCTGAATGGTTTCATTACGCTGTCTTTCGATGGTCATTTGTTCTTGTGTCATTTGAATTTAATTTAAGTGGTTTCCGTTTCGTCCTTTGGGACTCATCAGCCTGAGCAACTCACTCAGGGACGGAGTGTCTTTGAAGACACCCCCACTTGCTACCTAACTCTGAATGGATTGTACCCCTCAGGCTTTGCCTTCTCTATTGCCTCCGCATCTAATCTCAAACCTGTCAGTACATTTCCCCCACCTGTCAAGCCCTGCTTGATAGTGTCGATAAACGGGTCATAAATAGGTTTAAGGTCGTCAAATTTCGCCCCTCCATATATCACTGTCGCCTTCATATCAACGGCTGTCATCGTGAATAGGATTGAGTACAAATACTGAACCTCATCGGCACTGAATAGGTCGAAGTTCTCTGCTATAAACTGAACGCCCCTGTTCAACTCATCACGCCCATTGAAGTCAAAAGCCATACTTTTTATGTGCCCCTCTTCGTTTCTGTACCGAACAAGGAGCGGATAGTATGTCGATTTCTTTGGGTTGTTCTCACGCCCTGTCTTTGGGTTGATTGTTTGGGTCACGTGTCTGTAACCTTTTTTAGGGTTGAACTCCATTGTGTCGAACAATGTAGTGCGAAGTGTAAATGAATACGGGTAATTTTCTACACGTACTTTTTCGGCTGTTTTGATGTACATAACTTACTTTTTTGATGGTTTATAATGTTGAATTAAAGTTTTAACAAACACCCATAAAACGATGGATGTCAGGCTGATAATTACTGCCTCTAAAATTGTGATGTGTGTTCCCATTTGATTTGATTTTTTTGTGGTTGCTGTTTCGTCCTGTTGGACTCGTCAGGCAGGGCAAACACCCTGCGACAGCAGGGAGTGTCTTTGAAGACACCCCCCATTGTATCCTAATATCCTCTTAAATATCTCGCAATGTCAGGATGTATTGTGCCATCAAGGATGTACGCTCTGAATAGCTTTGCAAGTCTCAGAACCTCATTTGCTTTGTCTGTGTCACCATTGTACATTGATAAGACGATGGGCGTAATGCTCTTTAAAAACGCCTCGTGTGACCCGTTCGGCTTGCTTACGCTGAAATTAACCATCTCATAAAATAACTCGTATCTTCTCATCATTTGCTTAACAGACTCAAAACGTGATGGCAAGCGAAACTCTAAGCATTTGCCTTTTGCAAGGCTCACCTGATACCTGTCACCGGATATATTCTGCATCCTGTTGTTTGCATTGCAATATCTGTTTTCAAGCCTGTTGCGAAATAGGGCGTAAATGATGCCTGCATTTTTGCGAACGGCAGCCCTTAATTCCTCACCTGTGAAGCCATCGGCAGCAATGGTAATGTGACCGCCACAACGTCTGTCAGACGGGCTGTATCTGTCATCAATGATTTTTTCGGCTTTGTGCATAAGGTCAAAAACCTTTGTACGCCATTTGCCTGCCGGAAGTAATGGGAGCACGTGAGTGACTGCCTCATAACCGCACGACCCGTCACGCTCGAAGCCACAAAAAAGCTCATACTCACGCACTGCGTTACGTGACAATTGGTTTTTCTCAACCTCAAAACCGATGGTAAATTTCGCCTCATAATCTCCGCCCTCAAATTTGATGGCAGTTCTTTGCTCTGCCTTCTTTAAGCCTGCCACGTCAACAGCGTGCTTAGTTTTGTTTAAAAATAGGGGCTCCGGCTTCCTGTGGTAATTTGAAACCTCGCCTCTGTCTCTTTGACCTGTGGTTGTGTAAATGATACCTGTTTGCATTGTAGTAGATTTTTATGGTTGATAATTATCTGTTTTGTAAACTGAAATTTAATACTGCAATAGCCTCACGAATTTGCTCGTCTGTGTTGGTAGTCTTCACCACGCCATTTGCATCAATACGCACTGAAACATTGCCTGCTTCATTTTTGTACGTGAACGTTAAAATGGTTTCAACCCTTGTTTCAATTTGTGCTTCACCTGTTGTTTCAGGGTCGCTCATTTCGTGCTCCTCATTTCCACCGCCTGTGTTTCCTGTTTCCACCTGCTTAGCGAATTTCAATAAGCCTTCCAATGACCTGTTGGGCTCGTCCCCATTTGCTTCTGCCTCATCGCATTTTGTTTTGAACGTGGTAACAATTGCCTCATCCAATTTGCCTGCCTTAACTACTTTGTAGAAGAAACTTTTTTGCCATCCGAAAACCTTCAAGCCTATTTCCTCATTGCTCCAACTGATGCCCTCATCATTGCAGGCACGTTTGCCATCCTCTGACTGAAACCACGCAACAGCCTGTGTCACTAACTTAGACAGGGCGAGCGTTTGCTCGAATTTTTTCTTCTTTGCGTTTGTGATGGTTCTTTGAACCGCTCGAATTTCGCTTAAATTCAATGCCTGCTTCACTTGTGGCAGGTTTAGAAACGCTGTTTCAATTGATAATAGATTGTTCATTTTGTACATTTTTAGTTGATTAATTGTTTAATTCTTTCACAAATGTAGTATAAATCTTCATACTGCAAAATTATTTTCAATCTTTTTTTTATTTCAAGCTAAAAATCTTTGCTGTCAGGCTGTTAGTAATGTACAAAGGGCATACAATGTTTAGACATACACAGGGCAAGGCAGGGGCTAAGGCATCTCTCTTTGTGCCTTTTCTCTCTTTTTGTGTCTTTGAAGACACTGCAAAGGGCTTGACAATTCAATACAGCAAAGCAAAGCAGGGGCAATGGATGGGTAATGCAAGGAGGGACGGCAACAGCCGGCACGCAACAGCCGGCAGGGGACGGGTCACGCTACCTGTGACCCATCCACTGCATACAAAGGCAGGGCAAAAAGCTAAAAAGTCTGTGAGGCGTGAGCCGAATTGACCCCCCACCCCTCAAAAAAAAAGTCGTTTCCGGTCCGGGGCAGTCAGCGTCAAACCGCTATATAGCCCCAACACTACGAGTATCTAAAAATTAATTATCTTTACCCTGAAATATTTCGCATTCGTTTTAAAACAATTATTATGAAACTAAAATTTGGAAATTCTGTTTACAAGGCAGACTTGAAAAACAGCATCTATCAGCAAAAGGGAGCGGGCTTTGGCTTGAATGTTAGTGATGGTATGTTAATCAACAATCGTCCTGATGGTCAGACCGGCATCGCACAAGCTGCACAGATTAAGAAGGCTATGTACAACGCTGAGAAGATTAGTCGTATGTCTGAGGCTGTGTTCTTGGGTAACATCAAAGCTGAAATGATGGAAGGTCCTGAGATGGACTAAAATACTTTGAGGTTTATGGTTTAGTAAAGGGGGGCTTATTCTTAGGTCTCCCTTTCTTTATGTCAATATTGACATTTTTGTCTTGATTTTATGTCGTTTTTATGTCGATTTTATTTTTGTAACTTATTAGTAATTAATACTTTATTCTTTTAATGTCGATTATGTCGATTTTTAAGAGAAAATAATATGGGAAAAAAATAATAAAAGGAGGGAAATATATATAAGAGAATAGGGGAAATTTTTCTGCATTTGTGACATTCATATGTCACTAAACCATCTAAATGCTTTACTGCATTACGTTTGAGCCAATGTCGAGTTTTTACAAATTAAAATAAAACCGACATAAATTGACATTTGCCCGGCAAAAATTGACATAAACCCCTCACCCTAACGGGTGTAATCTATCTTATGGAATAAAAATATTTCAAGAATACCACTTAATATACCACAGGTTGACTATATTTGTACAACAGTAAATTAAATTATAATCAAATGGTAGAAACGTCAGGAATTGGGTACTCACCCAAGGATTTGCAGTTCGGTTCGGACGGCAGAAAGAAATTAATCAGTGGTGTAGTTAAGATGTCTAAGGCTGTTAAGTCAACTCTTGGACCAAGTGGTAACACTGTACTCATTGAGAGTCCGCATCACACACACGGCATCACAGTTACTAAGGATGGTGTAACAGTTGCCAAGTCAATTGACCTAATTGACCCAAGCGAGAACCTTGCGGTTAAGATGATGAAGGAGGCAGCAGACAAGACAGCTACTTCGGCAGGTGATGGTACGACCACGGCTATTGTTCTTACAGAAGGATTGGTACTTGGAGGACTTGAGCATATCAAAGATGATATGAACAGGACTGAGGTGCTAAGACATATGGTGGACATAACGGGTAAGGTAGTGGACAAGTTAAGACGTAAAGCGAAAAAGGTCAGCTCAACTATGTTATTGGACGTGGCGGCTATCTCAGCCAACAACGACAGAGAGATTGGTCGCATTATTGCAGAAGTTTATAAGGACGTTGGTAAGACGGGTATTGTAACAGTTGAGAGAAGCCAAACGGCAGACACATATGCTGAGACAACTAAGGGTTTGAAATTTGACAGAGGGTATTTGAGCCCGATGTTTATCAATGATGCCAAAAAAGATGAGTGCGTGTTTGAGGACGTGATGGTGTTGGTTTGTGATATGGAGATAGCGAACATACTTCAGATTGAGAATGTGTTGAAACCAATCATTAGTGAAGGCAAGAAGCTACTTATCATCTCTCCGTGTAATAGTAATGTGGTGAACACACTTGCAGCGAACTCAGTTAAGGGTAATTTGAAAGTGGTGGCAGTGCCTCCACCAAACTTTGGCTACAAGCAGCACGAGTTGATGCAAGATATTGCGATTAGTGTAGGAGCAACCTACTATAGTGAGAAGACAGGTGATGATTTGAGCCATATCAACTACGGAGACTTAGGTCACGCAGGTAAAGTTATTGTGAGCAAGGACAAAACTGTCATTATTCGCAGTACAGCTAAGGCTGATGAGGCTTTGGTTGAGGAAAGAGTGAAGCAGTTGTGGGAGTCACACAAAGAAGCGACTAAGAAAGGTGACAAAGACTTCTTATTAGAGAGAATAGCGTCACTTACAGGTGGCATTGGTGTAATATTTGTAGGTGGTCAGACTGACTTGGAGCAAAAAGAGTTGTACGACAGGGTTGATGACGCTGTTTGTGCAGTACGTTCCGCACTTGAGGAAGGAATTTTACCGGGTGCCGGCAAAGCGTTACTTGATGAGAGTGCTGAGTTGGGTGAACCAAGTAATAGTGCTGAGTATGACGCAGCATTAAGCATTGTTCGTAACGCACTTATGGCTCCATTCCAACAGATACTTGCTAACGCAGGACTTAAACCAAGCGATGTCTACAAGGATAGCACTCCGGTTGGTCACGGATACAATCTTAAGACCGGTCAGATGGGTGACTTGATTGAGATGGGTGTTATTGACCCATTGAAAGTTACAAGGTCAGCCTTGCAGAACGCAGTAAGTGTAGCTGTAACCATTCTAAGTACAAACGCAATTATCACAATGGCTCGTACATACGAGCAACAACAATAAGAAAATGAAACCAATAGGCAAATACATTATCGTAAAAGACATCCAAGAGACAGTAACCACAGAGAGTGGTCTGATATTGTCAGGGGAGGATACCAATCAGCTACGCTATAAGCGTGCATTGGTGATAGCACCCGGCACTGACGTAAGTGTTATTGACGAAAGCGATGAGTTGTACTATGACAAGGCTCATAGCTTCACGATGCTGATAGATGATACGCAGTACACTGTAATATCCGAGCGTGATGTAGTAGTTGTACTTTAGTCTTCAGCTTTTTCAGCTGTAGGCTTCCTGTACTTATTGGCTTTTTGATAAGCATTCATCTCGATAATCATATTTCTGTAAACCTTATCGTTGTAGGAGACATTCTTCAAGAACATAGGGTTTGCAGAGATACTTGTCGGGATTTCTTCCCCACTTAATTTTCTGTAAATGTCAAGCACAAGACGAGTTGCCTTGTAGCTGAGTTGGTAAAGTGCTCTGCCATTGGGTCCACGTCTTCTGAAGGTTTCAATCCACCCATCTTTGTGGAGTCTTTTAAACCTGTTTACTTCCCAACTCACGAGTTCCGCAAACTCGTCAAACTTCTCCTTCCCAAAGTACCCTTCCGAGTAAAGAAACAAGATTATGTCGAGGTCAGCTTGGCTTAATTGGAACTTAGCCTTGTAGTAATACCTGATGACTCTCCAAAATTTTAGGTAATCATTTGGTGTTGTTTTCATTTAATTAAATTTTATTACATTTGTAGAGCAAAGTTAATATTTTTATTATGGCAACAGCAAAACAAGAAGATAATAAACCAAGCCTACAACAGCAGTTAGACGCTATTACTTTTAAAAACGCTCAGGCACAAAAAATAAAAGCAGTGCAAGAAGGCAAGCAAAGACTTAAAGATAATTTAGGTCGAAATAAAAAGAGATACATTAGCAGTACCGAAGGTAGTGGTAGTGCGTATAGACGTGTCGGTGCTGCCGGAAAAATAAAAGGATTACAAACATTATAATATTCAAAATTTAAAAATCAAAAAGATGAAATCAACTCCAAATTTACCCGCATCATCAAGAATGAAAAACCCTTCAGGTGGTGGTCCTTCAATCAAGAATGCTTTAAAAGGTAAAGCATTAGCAATGGCAAATGGTGTTCCTTCTAAAGGAGCTAAGGTTGCTGTAAAAGCTGCAGGTGTAGCTAAAAAATTAGTTAAAAAAGCAAAGTAAAACGTTATGGCAAAGTCAAAATTAATTGATGAAGTTATCCAAGAAGACGTTCAGGTATCTGAAGAAGTAGTAGCTGAAATAAAAAAAGCAGTTGCTCCTAAAGACGCATACGCAATGCCTGAGCCAAAAGAAGTAGTTCAGTATCCGGGTCACACAAAACGTGATTTTAGAAACTAATTACAATGGCAGACAAGTCAAAGATGCAATGTAACCGTCCTACTGCTTCGGATAGACCGGGGAAGAAGAAAATGGTTAAAGCCTGTTCCGGAGGGGAGGAGAAGCTCCTTCACTTCGGAGCAAAAGGTTATGGACACAATTATAGCGATGCAGCTCGTAAGAGTTTCAAGGCGAGACATAGTTGTGATACCGCAACCGATAAATTAACTCCAAGATATTGGGCTTGTAAAAACTTATGGGCAGGTAAAGGTGGTTCAACACAAAGCAGTCCTAAAAACAGAAGAGGGAAATACTAATGAAACAAGTAATTAAAAAAGCAGCAAAGTACGAATCAAAGAAGTCATTGGAAGGACCAATGAAATTTCTTAAAGGCAATGTAGCTAAAACTACAAAGACTACTATCGCTAAGAAAAATAAGTAATATGCCAAAGGATGCCTGTTATAAAAAAGTCAAAGCATCGTATGATGTGTTCCCATCTGCTCGTGCATCACAAGCAATAGCTAAGTGTCGCAAGGGTTCAGGTGTGGTTAGAAAGACTGAAGCAGGTAGTAGTTTGAAAAGATGGGAGAAAGAAAAGTGGCAGGATACAAAAAGTGGTAAAGCCTGTGGTGCAGGTGGTAGCAATGAATATTGCAGACCAACAACACGAGTGTCTTCAAAGACACCAAAAACAAAATCGGAAATAAGTCCTTCTAAACTTGCCGCTAAGAAAGCTGAGAAGTCAAGAGTTGGTATGGGTAGAAGAGTTTCAAATATTTAAAATCTAATCAAATGCAACAGCAACAAAAAAGTAAAGGTCTTGGCGACACTATTGAAAAAATCACAAATGCTACCGGAATTAAAAAAGTAGTTGAAACTGTAGCTAAAGCAACAGGTAAAGATTGTGGATGTAAAGAACGCAGAGACGCACTTAATAGAGCATTTCCTTATCAAGATAAAAAATAAAAAATATGTCAGTTTTTAAAACAACATTCACAAGGTCGCTAAGAGCACATCCTTCAGATAATGCAGATATTGCATATCCAAACGTAGCTGAATCAGGAACAAACACTACAGCAACAGCGTCAAAATTAATTGACTCTGCTGCAACGTTTATTACTCAAAATATAAAGACAGGAGATGTAGTTCACAATGACACAGCCGGTACAGCAGCAACTGTAGTATCTGTAGATAGTCAGACTCAACTTACTTTGAACGCAAACATTTTTACTTCTACTGCTCAGGCATATGTAGTTTATACAATGTCTCCTCAAACAAGTATGGGTAATCCGGGTTGCTTTTTATATGTAGGTGGAACGGGTAACGTTTCAGTTGTTACAATTGGTGGTGACATCATTACATTTAATGGTGTACCGGCAGGAACAACACTTCCTATTCAAGTGCTAAAACTAAGAAGCACTTCAACAACAGCAACTCTTATTAACGCACTTTGGTAATTCAATTGTAATGATGAGTAACCAAGATAACAGCAGACTTGATATTATGGCAGACGAGTTAGAGTCTATCAAAA